CGGTCATGAAGCCAGCACGCTTCGTGTAGAACGTCACCAGGGGTACGTACTGGAGCGACATCGCGCCCTCGTCATGCAGGATCCATTCCTTCTTGTCGTTCTGACGGTAGGTCGCCCAGTGGCCCGGTGTGATCACGCGGACTTGTTCGATCTTGCGTGTGCCGAAATCGCCGTCGTCCTCCTCGACGCACTCCATGAGGCGCAGCATCGTGAGTACTTCAGCGCCGGCGCCAGTCTTGGCGCTTTTCCAGCCCAGCACCTGCTTGGGCGTGATGTGCACGAGGTAAGGACGAATCCCAGCCTTCGTCTCGTCTGCCTTGGTCGGATAAAGCAGCTTGCCGTCTTTGTCAGTGGTCGGCGGGCACTCCACGAGGACATGCGTGAGGCCATATTTCAAACCCGCCGTGAACACGTTGTGCGCGAAAACGTTCAGGTTATTGCCGCACTGGTCGATGTCCTGCAGCCAGGCTTCCTGCTCGGGCGCGATGTCTTTGCACGTCACCGGCTCGGCAAACGGTTTAGCCGCCATGTTCTCGACCGTGCGGCCTAGGCCATTGAACAACGTCGACGTCTTGATGCGATAGTCGTAGCTCTCACTGTCCTCGCGCGGGAACTTGGGTAAGTACTTCTCGCGCGCTGCACGCATGGCCTCGGTCCCGCCACAAAGTGTGTCGATCTTGTCCCATCCGCCGATCATCGCCTGCACTGCGGATGAGATGTCGTTGACCTTGGTTGCCATGTGCTTCCTGTTAAATGTTCAGTGTGCGTACGCCTGCGGTTCGCTTGACGATCGGCCAGCGCTTGACGATGAAGTAGCCGTTGGCATCGTTCGGGTGATCGTGTCCAGACTTCTTGTCCGGCGTGCCGTCCAACCCCCAAACCTGCTTCTCCAGCGCCTCGGTCGTCACAGGGCATAGGTCGGTGTTGATCTTGAATCGGCGCACGCCTTCATCATTCAAAATCATTGCGTTGTAGGCATTCACCCGATCTCGAACAGCCGGGTTTGCCGCATTCACCTCGATCTGAAACCCAGCTTTCCGCAGGATCGACAGATCAGATTCGCTTGCATCCTTGCTGCTCGTGTTCTGACCGGACGCGTCTGGGTAAATCTTGATCATGTGACCTTTATCCTTGAAGTCTTCCTTCAAGATCTTCGCCATCGCCGGGGTATCGCGCACGTTCATGCGCTCAGCCAGCGTTCGTGGCAGTCCGTCGCGCACCACGCTTATGCAGGCGGACATGCATTGGACGTTGAAGTCGAGGCCGACCATCAGCGCTTCGCCTGGCTGGATGACCTCATCCGTATGGTTCAGCTTGCGGTCGAAGTCTGGATAGACGCTGCCGCTCGTCAGGTTTGTGAACTGTCCTCGCAGGTATGCGGCGATCAACGCGGGTGGATACGACTCGTGCAGCGACGAGATGTAGTCACTCGGCAGGTTGGCTTCGTTATCGTATGTGCTGGCCTGTACGATGCCATAAAGCTCAGCCAACGCGGGCTTTTCGCGCACCGCCTTCACAAACTGCTGATAGACGAACTTGAAGCCCTCGGGCGTCGTCGTCACATCAATGCCATTCAACAGGCCGGGCACGTTGTAACGCATGCGGGCGATGATCTTTCGCCAGGCAGTCTGCGCCTTGACCAAGTTCATCACGTCCAGCTCGTCAACCAGGGCGTGCCCAATCTTGAAGCCGACAATCGTTTCTGGCTTTTCCATCGAGCGGCAGATGACCGTGCCGCGGTATTTCCGGCCCTCGTAGACCTCAACTTCGTGATCTGCGCTTTTCAGCTTCGTGCGCAGGCCCATCACATGTGCTACCTCCTCTATCGTTGGATAGAAGATGTCACGGATCTGCGGGTAGGTAGGCGCGAAGTAGCCCTGGTTGATGCCAGGCCACCGCCAGAAGTGCGCTGCGATCCCGGCGCAGCCGACGTAGGTCTTGCCGGACCCGAACCCAGCGACGTATGCCTTGAATTTGTGGGGGAGCTGCAGGAACTGCGCTTGCGGGATGTTTAGGACCGGGTTAATCGCCATCGCGTTTTCGCGCGTCTTGCACGCCGAACGTGATCATCACCGGTGTTGGCTCGTCGTCATCGGGCGTCACATCCTTATTCGCCTTCAGCAGGTTCAGACCGATTTCGCTCGATGCATTTGCCATCTTGGTCAACAGTCCGATTCGCTGCAGTGCCTCGATTGACTTCTCCGGCTCGGCGTCATCAACCTTCTCGACCTGTCCGTGAGCGATGCCCGACAAGCGGTGCGCGGTCATGGCGCCGTAATGGGCCGCATCCGCAAGGTTCTCGGAGATAGCACGCAGTCGATCGGCTAAAGTACGCGCCTTGATTTGCGAACCTAAAGGAAGCGCCTTAAAAGCAGACTCCGCTGCAACCAGTTGATTTGCAACGGTTTTTATTTGTTCATGCTGCGCACCAAAACGCTTGCGGATAGCAGCCTCGGAGACGCCGAACTCACGCCCTAGGGCACGGGCCTTTTCGCCATCCAGCAGGCGCTTTCCGATACTCTCCCACTGCTTTTCGGTGAGCTTGGATGTTCGACCCATAGCTACCTCTATCTAAATTCATCACCGCCCACCCCAAGCAGGGCCGCAGTAGCTGCGGAGGAGCCTCTTGGCCATGTTTCGCCGATGACTGCGCACGCTATTCGATGCCGCCGCTGGACGCGGTGGCGGTCTGTGCATGTCCCTCTATCAACGCTGCAAGGGATACTTCTGTCGCCTCCCAGCGAGTGGGTACTGACCGGCGCTCGACCGCGGAGCATCGCCCGCTAGCGGTGGCTCGCCAAGGTTCGTACGATCGGGACTGGGCTCGATGTCCGCCTGTACCGATGCCTGCTGTGCGACCTTCGGCACCTGCTCGGTCGCTTGTCTTGCCAGCATCTCCGCCTGGAGCCGGACCAATACGGTGGCGTCAATATTTTCCATCAGTCCACCACCGGTTTGACCCAGAGAGTCTTATCGAACTCATCGCCGTTGGCGCAGACGGTGTGCAGGGTAAGCGAGGCGTCGTCTGAGTACGGGCCACCGCTGGTCGTGGGACCAGAGAACTTGACCTTGACCAGCAGATTGCCAGGCGTTTGCACGGTTGGGCCGGAAAGCACGGTGATGCGGCCGTCGGAAGGGGCTGCCGTGCAGCTCTGTGCTGTCGTGTTATTCAGCGTAAGCTCGTTGGTCAGGTCCCACACATAGGTCCACTTGTTATCAGGGTCCTTGTCGACGTACCAGCGGTCTTTGACGGTGTCTTTGTATGGGGCGCGATTGATGGTCATTCGTAGCTCACTGTTCTGTTATTGCCTTCAAACGCGACCGTTCGCTGATTACCCTCGAACGCGATCGTGCGGTTATTTCCCTCAAATGCCACCACGCGGCCCGTTCCCTCGAAAGTGATCCATCGGTTCTTCGGGATCAGGCTCGCATCCATTGTTACGTCGGGCAGACTCGCCGCCGGGGGCGCCGCAGGCTGTGACTGGGCGTCAGCGCCGGTGGAGATCGGGGCGCCACCGATAGGATCGAAGCCAAGCATGGCCTCTCCTTATGCTGGCAAGCCGACAAAGCCTGCCGTCGGCGTACGGGACCAAGGCGCTGCGCCGAAGTTCATCAGAATTACTGAATTGTTCGCATTAGTCGTGACCATAGGGAACACTGCTACGCCCCCTGACCATGGGCTGTTGGCAGCGGGCATCGTGTACGAACCTTGCAGCGTGCCATTTTTGAACCAGGCGACCGACTTCGCGTCCATGTCGAGTTCGACGCTGATAACGTCGTTCGTGGTGTAGGTGGCCCAGGTGTTCGGCAATCCACCGTACATGTAACGGTTACCGCTGCTGCTATCGTAAGCAGTGCCAGCGCCAGATGGATCGTTGCCAACGAAATTGTTGGTCGGGCAGCTCGCATTGCCGACACCGATCATCACGCGGCCTGCGCCGGCCATCTTCGCTTCAAAGTAATATTTTCCGGACGTAACGCCGCGGCTCGCGCGCGCCGACTTGAAGCCCGCAGCGGTCCCGGTGACGGTCAGGCCGTCCGCCGATACCGTGATAGTGGAATCCTTGTCGGTCGCGCTCATGGTGGCGTAGGTGGTCGCGCCGCCTGCTGCATTGACCGCGTAAGTGCCAGAGGTGCCCGATACCTGCGTAGTACGGTCGCGCACGGAGATCGTGCGGCCCGCGCTGGCAGTTGCGGGCGTGACGCTGAACGAGAAGTTGCCGCCGCTGATCGTGGCCGTAGCAACTTGCGTCCACTGGCCTGCCGGGTCGTCGCTGAGGCGATAGTCGAGCGCGGTCGGGGTGCCGTTGGCGTAGGTGCCTGTTACGGCGAACGCCGTGCCGACCGTCTGCGTAGCCGGGGTGTTGACAGTGATGGCCTGCGCTGGCGCTCCCGCGTTGTTCGTGACGGCGATCGGGCCGAAGGCCACCACCTTGTTGCCGGCCGCATCCTGCAGGTCGTTCGTGCCGGTCGGCGTGTAAGTGATCGTCACGGTCTGGCCGTTCGTGTATGCCGTTGCCACGGTTACGGTGCAGGTATTGCCGCTGATGGCCACTCCGGAGACGCTGTTTGCGACTCCGCCCACGGTGAACGCCGCATTCGACGGCGCCGAGCCAGAAAGCGCCTCGTTGAACGTCATGACGATGTTCTTGGGCGCTGCATCGGCGATGGCGGCGGTCGGCGTGCCGGGCGGCGTGGTGTCGCCGCCGACCTGGGCGACGCTGTTAGTGATAGCGAAGGTTGCGGCGGTCGCCAGCGCGTTACCTGCCAGATCCTTGACCGGATTGGTCGCGGGCTTGGTGTACACGACGCTACGCGTTTCGCCGTACGTGAAGGCCTCGGCAACGGTCAGGGTGATGATGTTGCCGCTGATCGACACTGCGCTGATAGTATGGCCGGCAATGGTAAATGCCGACGCAGCCGGCGGCGACGTGGCGTCGAGCACTTCGCTCAGCGTGACAGCCACGGACGTCGGCGAGGCATTGGCCACGGTTGCGGCGACAATCACCGGCGGAGTCGCATCCACACCAACCGAGAGCTTCGCCTTCGCGACAGCCAAGCCCATGCGCTGGCCCATGATGCGAATACCGGGCGCAGTGTAGTGCACGCCGGCGGCCATGCCCGAGACGGACAGCACGAAGGCGCAGCGGTCGACCTCGGCGACTACCTGCTTGTGTGCCAAGTCGATGACGGCTTCGCGCGGCTCGGCGCTCATGCCCTCCGGCGTCATCTGCGAGATCACGAACCAGGACTTCGATGCACCGGTGATGCCGGAGCGGAAGCCGGCGATCATCGCCTTCAGGTTCATGGCGTATTGCCATTGCGGGATGTTGGCCAGCGCGTCGGCTTCGCCCTGGGCCCAGATAGTGCCGACGAAACGCGAATTCGGATACCAGGCCTGCGCTGCAGCGATGGCGAGGTTGCACTCGGAAATCGCGGTCGAGTAGCCTTGTCCGCCCGGGGAACCGGGTTGCCAGAAGTTCCCAACCAGGCCGGTCGAGCCGGCCGCCACCGGAACCAACAACACCTTGCGATTTTGCGGGACGGTCGACAGGTAGGCCTTGGCGAACCAGGTGGCCGGGCCGGTCTTTCCGGTGCGAACGCCGGTCATCATGTAGAGCGGATCTGCGCCGCTCAGGATCGTGTGCCGCGTCGGGTCGCCGAGAGGCGTAGACCACTGCCACACGCGCGGGTCGCCAATATCAATCAGCGGATCTGACGCCGGATTACCTTCCATGTTGGACTGGCCGGCGCACAGCACGATGTCGAAGCCGGCATCGTCGGGATTGAGCAGGCCAGCCGCCAGGGAGGCCATCGAAACGACGCAAAAGATGTCCTTTGAGCCAGTGGCGAACGTCACGGCGGCGCCATTGTTCGAGCTGGATTGCACCGCAACGCGCGTCAATGTGGCGGCGTCGGTCACGGTGTAAGTGCTTATTTCCCAGTTCGAGCCGTCCGTCACGCAGAACGGCGCCGTATCACCGACCGCCAGTTGACCGGCGCCGATCGCTCCTGCGACCGATTGAAAACCGGTGACAGCGGCGCCCAGGCTCACGGTAGCGGTACTGGTGGCAGTAGTGGTCTGTTTCAGTCGGTCGGCAAACTTCATGGCTCGGGAGGCCCTTAACTCAAGGTTCGTGTTCATCGAGCCGGCCAGCGATAAACGCCAGCAGCTCGTCGTCGGACTTACCGACTATGTCAGCAGGGAATAAGGCGATCGACCTGCGTTCGCCATTGATCGGAAAGATCAGAGCGCGAGGATCCGCCGCCCACTCGCGCATTTCGGCGAGCCAGGCGGCAGTGTCGGTGTTCACTCCCTCGGCCCCAGCAGCACGCGCACCATGTCAGCCAGCGAGTCTGAATACCTGCCGCAGCCATTGGCACGCAGCAGTTCCATTGCTTTTTGCGCATCAACCAACCGGCGGCACAGGCAGGTCAGCGCCACCGGATCGGCTTCCTTCGAGAGGATTGCCGGATGTTCACCTAGCACTGCGCGCACTATCTGATGGCGGTAGACGTCGTGCACGTGGGTCACGTCCGGCCCCTTCGAAATGACTGGAATCGTGCCAGCGCGCTCGCGCAGGATCTCGCCGGGGCCAAGCTGCGGCCGCATGCGCGAGACTGTGGGCTTGCCGTCGCGGCCGTACTGCAACACCTCCAGAACGCCTGGTCGAGTGACGACCTTGCCGTCCACCTCAACTCTCATCAGCGGCTGGACTCGCATCGTGCACCTCGTGGGTAGTTGAAGATCAGTCGACCGCAACATTGCCGCCACCAGGGCGCTCGAGCGTCTTCATCAATTCTTGCTGCAGGCGCCCGATTGCCCACACAATGCCAAGCGCCGCAACATCACGGCACGAGCCGTTCTCGGCGCGAAAGCCTTCGACCAGAACGCTGCCAGCGTCGACGCGCACGGCGCCAAACTCGGTCAGTCGAGCGGGAGAAGCATCAAGCATGTGCGCCTCAGGCCGGCGACAGCTTCGCGGCGCCAAACAGCAGCGCGTGCAGCACATCCAGCGGACGCGCCCACAGCGGGCAGTGCAGTTCCATGGCGCCGCCGATGCCATCATTGGTGATCTCGACCTTGACGGCGCGGGCGCGCATCCACCACTTGCGCAGCAGTGGATGGATGGCCTGGCTAGTTTGCATTTCGTGCATCGCGCACCTCGAATAAAAAGAGCCGCGAGCGCATCGAATGCGGCAGGCGGCGAAGTTCCCCGCCCTAGAGCAGAGACTGGAGACACTGAAAATACTTCGATAAAATAAACAAAAGTGCTTGCTTGTTTAAACGTTTTTGTTTATTATATCTACATCGACAACACAACAAGGGGGTGCAGTGAAACAGACTGAGTTTGTACGGTGGCTGAAGTCCCAAGGCGTAATCCTCAAGAACGGCACGAATCACTTGAAGGCTTACTACAAAGGAAAGCAGACATCCGTAGACCGGCACCCCGGTAAAGAGCTTGATGATCGCTACATCAAGACAGTCAAAAAACAACTCCGAATGAAATAAGGAGGCAGGCCCCGAAAGGGGTTTGCCGACTACTGCACCAAATTCAACTACGCAATGGAGTGCGCTATGAAATATCCAGCAAAATTCGAAGCCGGCGAAACCGGCGCCGTGATCGTTACGTTCAGGGACATCCCTGAAGCTATCGCCCAAGGCGATGATGAGGCCGATGCCCACACTGAGGGAGCGAGTGCCTTACTAACTGCGATGGACTTCTACTTCGAGGATCGCCGGCCGGTTCCAGCGCCGTCCGAGCCAATCGAGGGCGAGCGCCTCATCGAGCTTCCTCTGAGCGCTTCCGCCAAGGTCATGCTGCTCAATGAGATGCTGGCCCAGAAGGTCCGGCCGGTCGACCTTGCGCGCCTTATGGACCTGAAGCCTCAGGAGGTGAACCGCATCGTTGACCTCAACCACGCAACCAAGATCGACACGCTCGCGGCAGCCTTTAAGGCAATGGGTCGCGAACTTGACTTGGTTGTGCGATAGCGCGTATGGGTTGCGGTGACCGAGGGACCCGTGCCTGACAATCAAGTCAGCGGTGCAGGCGCTTGGCAACAGGTTGCACGGCCACCACACGGCTGCTGACTGGGCCTAGCTAGTTGCTCGTCTTCAGCGTCCAATGTCCGCCTCACCCCGGCTCTATGCGTGCTTCGCAATCAGCATGCGTATGGTCACCAGTTACGCCGGTGAGGCGGCTTCTTACAGCGTGAAGCGACGAAGCGCGCATTGGATGCGCTCGCCTGTTCTGGCCAATGCCAGGTCAAATTCGAGCCTTTGTCGTGGCGCCGTCTCTTGAGTGTCGCCGGGCAGGTACTCCAGCACTCATCGGGCAACTGAGAACCTGTGCGCGTTTCGTCGCGCTTCTACGCCGCCACTAGATGGCGGTGATGCGATTGGCTTAGGCCAGGCGGCCGATGCGCCGATAGAAGCGCCGCACAGCTTTCGCCATACCCAACTTCCCGGCGTTTTCGCGTTTGCGCTGGATGCGCTCGGCCTGCTTGTGGTTTGTAACCATTTAGCCTCCAGAAATAGAAAAGCCCGCTGACCTTTCGGGGCGGGCTTGGTGTGCTCCAGGGCTATCTGCCAAGTGAGCGAGACTGATTGTGTGTCACACGTTCTTTACAGGCGAGCGCCGGCTTTACTGCGGGCCGGGTACTCGACTGCCTCGGGTGACGTTGGCGCCGAAGCGCGCATTACGTGGATCGAGGGAACTGTGGAAGACTTGAGTTTACGCCTGTTTTTCGGGCGGCGCAATACTGTTGTGCTTGCTAGACCCTTGCGTCAACATAACGCCACATCTCATGGTCGACGAACGACAGCCGGCGCCCATCATCGCTAACTACCGTGAACACCGGAACCTCGTCATCGCCGGTGAAAAATTCGTCAGCCTCTAGCTCGCCGGCAACGGTCGAGCCATCTTTGAGAAGCAGTTCGACGCGCCTTCCTACATCCTTCCAGTCGGCCGGCCATCCCTCGCCCCAGTTTTTGAATGCGTCACTCACGATCTCCCTTTCTTGCGCTTGAGGTATGGGGAAATTACGTCCAATTATAAAAGGAAGCCTCGCTCCTGCATGAAAACGATAGGGTCTTTCGCGTGTTTTTTGAGGTTACACACCTTTCTCAGTAGCTGCATGTTGCTGTCGGTGTTTGCGCCGCCAAGCGCGAGCGGTACGCGATGGTCTAGGTGATAGTCTCCATCAAGTTTTTCCTTGCACCCACAAGCGCATCCCCCACGCTGTAAAACAAAGAGTCGAGCGGCGAGCCCAGTAGAGAGCTTGCCGCCAACAGCGAGCTTGCGCGCCCTTCTGTTTGCGCCGTGGCGGCGAGCGGCATCGGGGTTCTTCGCATACCAGGCCGCGAGACCCTCGCGTAGGCGCGCGCGGTTTGCTGCCCGGTATTCCTGAGTCCACTTACGCACAAGTGAAGGGTTTCTCTCGCGCCACGCACGCGTGCGGGCTATGGAGGAATCTCGATGCGCTGCGCGCGACCTGCGATTTATTTCGCGGAATTTTTCTGGGTTTTCAGCGCGCCGCTGCCGTGCCCTCCAGGCTAGGATCGCAAGCCCGAGCGAGCCGATTGCCTCCCGGTGTCGTTCGACCTGAGCTTGACGCTTTTCCGGATTCGCCGCCCTCCACCTCGCCAAATTAGCTTTGGCACGCTCCGCGTTTTTACGCTGCCATTCTCCTGATGCTGCACTTGTGCACACACGACATGCGCGCTTCCGGCTATTATCCGGCTTGGAAGTTTTGTTGAATTCCTCAAGTGCCTTTTCGATTCCACACTTAGTGCAAACGCGGGTTTCATCGATTTCCATCGCGCCACTCATTCTGGAGCCCCGTCTTAAGCTACTCGGCGCATTTTTGCGCCCGCTCGAGCCGAGTGCGACTGAAATCGCTCCTCTAGTTCACTCACCATGTCGGCAATCCTTTCGCGCTCCAGTGTCCCGCCCTGAATCGGCTCGCGGCCGGTTCCGGCGCAGCACGCGCACGCACGGCTGAAGGCGATCTTCGTGCCGTGGCATACCTCACATTCGCCGGCAAGCCAGTGAGCCAGCGAGACGCGCGCGATCTTCTCGTAGATGCCGTAAGCAGCCTTGATGTCCCACTCGTGCACGATCTTGAGCCACTTGCGGTCCAGGCCCTTCTGCGTAACAGCCTTGATCCAGACCTTCAGCAGCACAGCCAAGTTGTGGTTTCCTGCCTCGAATGTCTTATGGTGCACGCCGTCGCCGTACTTCGTGCGCGCGAGCAGCGAGCCGAACACGCTACCCGATCCGCCCGACAGGTCAGCCAGGGCGGCGGCGGCAAGAGCTTCTGTCCGGCGGTGCTGCTCATCGTCGCGCAGGTCCGAGGTATTGAGTGAGGCGAGGTACTGTTCGGCGAACATGGCTTGCTCCTTTAGGGTAGAGGAAGCTTACCACTCAGCAGTAAAAATCTTGCCTGCCCCGAACTTTTCCAAATTGCAATGCGTTGCGGATTTGCACGCTATTTGCAGAGCTGCAAAGCCTGAGCCTCGGTGAAGCCCTCCTTGACCAGGGCGATGTATTTGGCCCGCGTGATGCGCGCCTGCAGCTGGTTGTACTCGATGTGGGCTGCGATGTTGTCGCGTATGTCGCGCACCACCTGGGCCAGCGCTACGCGGGCCTTGTCGTCATCCGTCATACCGTCCTTTCGATATGCCGCGCAGATCGGCGCGCGGCTTGCCGCTGGCTTACGCCGCCTCGCCCTCCAGCTCAAGCACGGACACCGATGCGCATGGCGCCGAGCCGTACACCTTCCACAGCTCGATGCACACGACCTGGGCGTCGTCCTTCCAAACGATCCCGTTGCATCCGTCCTTCAGCCCCTTGAGCACATTGTCAGCATCGGGCTTCTTGGTTGCCCGGATGGCGCCGGCGATTGCCATGTCGCGGCGCTTCTTCGACCAGCTGGCGGGAACCTGCAGGGCGAGGTTGACGATCAGCTTCACCGGCCGCGCCGTCGGCTCCCGGCCGGTCATTGCGGCGCCGGCAGCATGCTGGACCAGAGTTTCGTAGGCCGCAGTTTTCGCCGGGGTGTACGCCACCACGCCTTTACCGCGGCGCGCGAACTTAGGACGCCCCTTCGGTACCGGCTGGCCCGGGACAATGAACTCGATCACTGGCGCGCCTCCAGCTCCGCAATCACGGCCGCGACGATCAGGTGACGAGTGTTGGCCGCGGCGCTCTCCCCTTCCTGCGGATCTCGCGCCAGGTCGCAGCCTGGCGTGCTTGTGCCGATGACTGCGCGGTGCGGCCAGAGCTTCATCCGGCGTACGTACTGCACCATCAGCGGTCCACAGGCTAACCAGTCGCCGGTCCAGTCCGGTACCTTCGCCTGGTCGCGCGATGCCGGCGATCCGCCTGGTGGAGTGCCAAGCAAGGCACCACCGACGTCGAAGATGTCTTTCCAGCCCAGCAGCTCGGCTAGGCGGCGGTTTGCGTCCAGTGAGTGGTCGAGAGGCTCCTTCAGCATGTGCGCCCGCCGGACAGCCGCCTGAACTCCGCAGCAACTTGCTGGCCTGTCAGGATCAACGATTGCACCGGCTTGAGCTCGGCGCGCAGTTGCGCAATATCATGGCGCAGCGCCCGAACTTCATCGGCCAGAGCATCTTCTGGCCTCCTCGGGAAATCGCGCATGACGGCGCTGGCTTGCGATTGGCAGTGCGGCTTGTCGTATAGTGATGGCATTTGATTCTCCGGGATAGTGGCGACGATTAGGCTTGCGAGGTAATGCGGCCCAGGTGCACGCCATCAGGCAGGCGGTACCAGGCGAACAGTGTTTCAATCGGAACACGCGTGGCTCGCTGGATCTGGTCGAGCGTGCCAATATTTATGCCAACGTTTTTTCCGCTGCTCAGACGGCAGATCGTGGCCGGATCGAGGCCCAGGAGCTTCGAGCAGTGGTGATGGCTGCGCGCGCCGGTCGATTGCATCACGCCTTCGAGGAGGTGCTTGGCGGTCATATCATTCTTTCGTTTTGGTTTGAACTTCGTTGTTGTTTTGCTCTTTCGCCCGGCGTTTCTCGACCCAGGCCACGCGCTCTGCCTTGTTCGCCGGCCTGGCGTATCGCTTGCATGCGGGTTTCTGCCAGGGCACGAATGGATTGATCAGCGGCGCCGGCGTGCCGTCGTATCCCATGCAGCGCCCTAAGCCGACTGCTGCATGCTTTGGGAAGTCCTTCATCTTGAAGTGCTGGCACAGCGCGCAGATTTCGTTGCCGATCGTGGTCATGCGGCCTGCCTCTCGCTCGGCGCGGCCACTCCGGCGCGCGCATTGCTGGATTTCTCGCTCATGGTCCTCATGGCCTCACGCAGCTCGCTGCGGCGCGCTTCTCGCTGCTCATCGGTCAACTGCACACCCTCTGGCGGCGCTGGCGGGATGTACGGACGCTCGATCTTGCGCAACTCCGGCAGCGGCGTGTAGCCCTTGAGCGGGTCAACCTCCCCCATCGCTGCACGGATGCGTTGCACGAAGTCTTTCGGGTATTCGCCCGGGCGGGGCGAAAGCGGCGGCGTCAGCATGGCGCCAGCGGCCTCCATACCGGCCTTCGACTCCCACCAGCCCGCCGGCAGCCGCGCCGCAGGAGCCACGTAGGGGCGGACCTCATCGAGCCAGCGGCCAGCACGCAGCCAGGTTGCGGGGTGCGGGATGTATTGACCGTCGTCGCGGAGCCAGTCGGCGCCGGCCTTCTGGCTCTCGATTGCCCCGAGGATCAGCGCGAACAGCTCGGCATTTGGCTTGAGCTTGGCCCATGCCTTCTGCGCATCCTGCTTACCGACCTTGCGCGGGTACGCTGCGTAAAACTGGTCGAACGACTTCGGCTCGGACCGACCGCCGTCAGCGCCAGATGACGAAGAGGGTTTAGGTTTTTTCTCTTGTTCCTGCTCCTGTTCCTGCTCTTGGCTTGCAAGGGGCTTTGAAGGGGCTTCGAAGAGGCTTCCTTGAATCCTATTGAATGACATACAGAACGCCTTCGAGTACATATCGAAGAAGGCCCCGAGATAAGGGTTTTCAGGGAGGGAGTCGTACTCGTTCTGCACGCCCTTGATACGCAGATCCTTGTCTTTCAATTGATCGGCAATCTGGAAGCGCGCCATCTCCATCACCCAGACCATTTCGCTGTTGTCGTCGTACCGGCAGAACTCGGCTTCGATGCACCCCTGAAGCCCCTTCGAAGCCCCTTCGAAGCCCAATCCAGTCTCGTGAGCCATGAAGGCTTTAGGTAGGTAGTAGAGCCCAAGCATATTGGCGTGAGGGCACGTCAGCAGGTACAGGGCCACAAGCTGCGCCTCCAGGCCATGCTTACGCAGGGCCTTGCCGGTCTGGCCGATCCAGAACTTTGGCGACACCTTTCCGTAGTCACGCATTGGCGCCCTCGACGATGTTTGCGTACCGCTTCGCCAGGAACACTTGGCCGGCGCCAGTTACCATCGTCGTGAACGTCGCGTGCGTCACGCCCTTGCTATCCTTATAAGGCTGCTGCTCGATAACGGTGAAGTATTCGCGGTCAATGTACTTTTGATATGGCAGGTTGTTATCCAGGAGGATGCCGTCCGAGCGGAGGCGTCTAAAGAGCTTGTTGCGCCCGATTTTCAGGGTCTTGGCGATCTTCTCGATGTGGCAGGCGCCATCGATCGCGCGCACCGCCTCGGCAAAGGCCACTTTAGGAGCGTCCGCCGTCACCCTCACTTCAAGCGCCTGGCGCGCCTCGACTTGGTCGGCCCAGGCGCGCGCGGCCTCTGCTGGGTTTGTAAAGTCCGGCAATGCCATAGCGACCTGCTGCTCCAGCTCCTGCCAGCGGTCCACCAGGCGGCCAGTGAAAGCCGGCGACATCTGCGCTACGATCACGTAGCTATCTCGCTTCCCGACCAGATAGACCTGCTCGACCACATGATTGCCAGCCTTGTCGCCATCCACCAGTGGTGGCTGGCTGATCGTGCGCGACTTAACCAGGCGCTCGATCGTCCTTTTGACGCTGTCGTGCCGCGATTCCACTACTTCGGCGATCTCGCGACTCGACATGGTCGCCTCGGTGGCGCCGATGGTTTGCAGTGTCAGAATGCTTCCCATCGCTAGCCCCTCCCAAGGACGCGCAGGAAGCCGCGCTTAACCGGGCTGACCTCGATCGCCTCGCGGTCCATGGTTTTGAACTCATAGACCGGGGCGACGCCGAGGCATTCCTTGATCAAGCCCGGGATCGCCTGGCGCAGTTCCGCCGGCATCTTTTCGAAGTCGATGCAGTGCACGGTGTGCAGGACGTTGTATGCGTCGCTCGCCGGATTTACGTTCAGCATCTTTGCGACGGAGTCAATGGCGCAGATACTGAAATGCTTACCCACCAGCATGGAGTTGAGGGCGGTCGTCGCTGCCAGATTCTTCAGGTTGTCCATATCGTTTCCTTTCTTTTAATCACAGGCCGAGCGCGGCGAAGATGCCATGCGGCGCCGCCTTCGCCTTCTTTTCCCAGTGGCGGTTGCGGTGCCGGGCTTTGCGCTGGTCGTGCTTCTCGGTTCCCTTGATGCGCTTTTCGAAGCGGTCAGCGATCTCTTTCTTCGTCAGCCGCGGCAGCGTGTCTGGCACGTCCTCGCCCGGGCCGGCGTGCCATACCGGCATTGATGGGCCGCGCACCGGGTGCGGCAGCCATCGGCCGACGTGCACGTGGCGCTTTTCCGGGTCGCTCGGGTGTAGGATGGGAATCAGCCTGCATACGGTGGCGCGATGGAGCCCTGCTCTCTCTTGGATCTGCCGGTGAGTCGCCGGGAGCACGGCTAGGAGCGCAGCGATCGCTCGTGCGCGCTTCGGACTTACGTGTTCGCCGCACTCCGTCATGCCGCCTCCCCGAACAACCCAACCTGTTCTGGTACCGGCGGATCAGGCACGAACAGTTGACCCTGTGCCACCTCTTGCTCGAGCCGGGCGCATGCAACGTCAAACCAGCGGCGTTCGATGTCGACGCCGATATACCGGTACCCGCCACGCAGCGCGGCGATGCCGAGGGATGCGCTACCCATATACGGGTCAAAGATCACAGCGCCAGGCGGCAGCTTGCACTGCTCGATAGCCCAAGCCAGCATCGCGACCGGCTTTTGGGCGGGATGCAGGCGGATAGCACCCTTGGATACGTTCTCCTCGCCGCTGCGCACCATCCCGCGCCACTTCTGCGAGAACAGCCGCGCCGGCCCCTTGAGATTCGTCCATGCCAGCTCGCAGTCGGCACAACTGTCCGAAGTGCCGCCGTCGCGCTTGTCCCAGACCAGCCAGCAGGAGGCATCCGGCAGGCGGCTGCCGAAATGATTGCCGCCGAAGAGCACGACCTTCTCGTAATGGAGCCAAGGCGTCGGATCGAAGTCGCGGTCGTCGCCTACAATGTCGAAACCGTAGTTTGTGCCTTCGTTCCACCGATTGCGGCCGGTACCGCTGATCTTGCCGAGGTTGATGCCATAGGGCGGATCTGCGATCACAGCGTCGAAGCACCCAACCTCATGGCGGAGTTGAGTGCAGTCGCCGTGATAGAGGATGGCAGAACCTATTTCAGCCTTTTCGAAGCTCATGCCGCCTCCTTTTGCTGGCTCTCGATCATTGAAATGCACTCGGCCAGCAGCTCCCGCTCGGTGCCGTACCGCGCCTGGAACGTCGCCTTGCGGCCGTGCACGCTGAGTCGCTGGCGGATGTCGCTGTCGTCCTGAAGGTGGTGCGGGCCGCATAAAGGCAGGACCAGGAAGTGCGCGCCCGGCTTCGTGCGCCCGTCGACGTGGTGAAGGCTGATCGCGTAGTTCGTCCAGCCGTCTTTCAGGCAGGCGATGCATGGCAGCTTGCCCATCCGGTCCATGAAGCGTGCTTCCTCCGCGGTCGGCGGGCGACCCTTCATCCCGCGCGACGACTTCAGCGGCTTGCGCGGCTTGGCCGTCTTCGCGCTTTTGATCAGGCGCTGCTCGACGCGCAGCAGGCCGGCGGCGGCCGGGGTCTTGAACCCGCTGCCGCGCGAGATCGGAGCTTTGCGCTGCAGCGGCTTTCCGGGTTTGATCGGCTTGCCCGGTTTGAGGGTCGAGCGGCTCAGCATGCTAGGATTCCTTTTTCACAAGGAGACCGACCATGCAGAACAGCATCGATCAACGAGACCTCACCTACACCTTGCTCGGCGCCAAGCACGAGGGATACACCATCGAATGGGCCATCAACCCGTCGAAATCTGAGCCTGGCAAATGGCTGGGGCACTACGTCGCACATAAAGTCGGCGAGTCGACGCTCCGCGCATCTATCGTCAACACGTACGACAATCCGGCGGACGCCCAAAACGAGACGATTAGGATTGCCAAAGCGATGGCCGACAAGGCGATCGCCGAGAAGAGCTAAGCGGCGTGCTGCTGTCATGGTGCCGCCCGCTTGAACTCGACCACCCACACCCAGGGGTTGGCGTCCCAGCTGCCCGCGCCGTTGATGCTTTCCCGCAGGGAACGGTAGCTATCGATCGGGCTATTGAACCATTCGGCGGTGTCGTCCTGGTTCTTCATCCCATAGTCGCAATAGGCCGGTCCGTTCCCGTAGTTGTTCTCGACGCAGTCGATCCCTTCGGCGACGGCATCGCCGCGGCTGATGTCGTGCAGCCGCTCAGCGCGCACCGCAGTGATCTCCAGCAGGATGCGGCTGGCCCAGCGCGGCATGTGGATGCTCGGGATCGGACCGAAGCTCCGCCAGTGCTCGGCGGTGCTTTCGCTGTTGTGAACTTCTTTGGCGTTGCGCGGGATGACATAGTCAGCCGGCACGCAGTATTCATCGGCGGCGGGCGAGTCGTATGCGACGAAGCGGTCGCCGGTCGACATCCACGGCTCCCAACCAGCGCCGAGGTCTTCTCCAATGCGGAACGTCTCGCGCACCCACAGGCGGTCGCCGGGCCGGCCATAGGAGCAATGCTCAAGCCAGGACCGGCTAGGGAGTCCCTTGTCATCATCTGCGGCGGCGCAGCCTTCGTGCTTACTCCAATGCCACCAGAGGAAGCCGCGGTCATCCATCGACGGCTGCGGCTTCATGATCCGCCGCGTCTGCGTTTTGCTGCCGTCGAGCAGCGCGCGCACCATCGAGCCATTGAAAAGGATCGGGCGCTCCTTCATACCTCACCCCCAGCAACACCCTTGAGGCTGAAACCGTCCGGCCGCACCGACCAGGCCGGCACGTCCTGACGCATACCGCGCGAGTTCGGGATGTGCTTCGGGTTCAGCGTCGACACGCGCCAGTCCCCGCGATACCGCGCCGGCGTGATCTGGCCGATGTATTCTTCCTTCGGCTCCAGGTCGGCGAAGTGCTGCCGCGTCTTTTCGGTGATGTCGACCAGGCCATCGGCCGTCGTGCGGAGCCAGTCGATGTCGAAGGCGTGATCCAGCTTGTGCGGGCGCTTATGCTGCGGCCCGAAGTCGATCGAGGTGAACAGCTCACACATCTGGCGCGGACCGCTGGAGTTGATGAGTTCTGCAGCCTTGTAGATCGCGCAGCCCTTGGGCGGGGTTGTTCTGTCGGTCATGCGACCCTCCGAATAGTGAATTTGGCGAACGGGCAGCCTTCAATGTGAGGCTCGCCCTGGGGCTGGGGCAGCTGACGCAGCGCGGGGCGGAGTGGCGGATGTAGGTCATGCTCGCAGCTCCAGCGCGGGATACACGCGATACTCTGCGCCGGGCGTTCTCGGCATACCGTCCAGGTAGGCGTCTGCAGCTTCCCTGTTGGTAAGCGGGGTTTTGAGGATGCTCACCCAGCCGATCTTCGGGCCGTCGTGGCGCTCGATTTGGAAGCCGATCTGATTGACGGCGGTGATCATGCAGCCTCCAGCATTGCCTCGATGACATCGTGAGCGGCGGGCGGCGCAACTGCGTTCCCCAGCATGCCAACGGCGTCAACGTGCCTCTCCGGCAGGATGGTCTCCGGCGGAAAGCCCATGCCGGCGCGGCACTCCTGGGTGACGAGCATGCGCATGCGGTCGCCGTCGACCACTGCCCAGCGGTCTTTCGTGGTGATCGTGCCGATCGGGCGACCCAGCGAGCGCCCTGTCAGGCCTGATCCGCCTCCGTAATACGGCATGACGAATCGATCTCCGAACGAGCGCCGGCCGGCCTGCACCCGGCGCAGGGTCGCGGCGGCGCGGCTTGGCTTTTCGATAGGCTGCCACTTGCCGGCGGCGAAGTCGATGAAGCTTGCGGCCGGCATATGTTCGCGGCGCGGCAGTGTCAGCATCAACGGGTGCTTGGCGCGGACGCAGGCGATAAACAAACGAACCCGGTGTTGTGGAACGCCGTGGTCGGCGGCGTCGACGATCATCGGCGTCAGTGCGTAGCCGAGCGCATCCATGGCCGCGCACCATGCCGGATACAGCTTCCAGCGCGTGAACTCAGGCACGTTTTCGACCAGAGCAAAGTCAGGGCGGTGATACTCCGCGGCCGAGACAACCGCCCATGCTGTTGATCGGCTCGCATCATGCTGTGGGTTGCCATTCGCCTTGCCTCGTGCCTTGCTATGCCCTTGGCAGCATGGAGACGCCAGAAGAATGTCGTGCGCCGGTACGTCCTGCCAGTTCGCCTGATGGAGGTCTTGGCATGCATGCGCGGCGCCCGGGTGGTTTTGAGCATGGATCGCGACGGCTGCCGGCCAGTGATTCGCAGCCCATACGACGTTGATGCCAGCCATCTTGGCGCCCGTGCTAAATCCGCCGGCACCGGCAAAGAGGTCGATCGCCCTCATGCTCGCACCTCCATCCTGGCCGGGCCGGCGCCGAACAGCGCTGCCACCCACGGGTCCCGAACGATCGGCGCACGGCTAACGCGGATCGCGTAGTGGGTGTCGTCAGCCAGGATATGGAAGTGGCGAGCCGGATCCTGGGCTGCGTGCCTGAAGGCTGACCGTGGCGCCGCGGCCTGGCGGACTGGAATCTGCGTCGCGAGAGTGGCGAGGTAGACCCTCGACTCCTCCGCGCTCATCACCAGGCGGCAGACCATGTTGCCCGCGTCGATCGTGAGTTCAACCTTGCCGCGGAGGTCCTTCAGGTACTTGCGGACGCCCGAAGGGCCGACCTTCAGGATGTCGCCGAGCTCATCGCGCAGCAGCTGGCGGACCTGCAGGGTGGTGATTAGCATGCGCAAGCGCTCGATGCGCGCCGCGGTCTGGCCCGGGGTTACGTGGCGGGCGCGGGTCATCAGTGCACCCCGCCTTGTGCGTCAGCCTCGCGAGCTGAGCGGAACTGGCGCGCGCCCTCGATTCGAGCCAGTCGCTCTTCCGGGGCCTTGGAGAGCCAAGCCGCGCGCCCTGCCTCGATTGCTTCGTCGACCGTATCGCCAAACGCGATGGCGAAGCCTGTTTCGATATGTGTCGCAGCGAATTGCCCCCGCTCCGCGCGGTCGGGCCCAAGTGCAGCATGCACGGCGAACTTCTCGGCACTGCCGTCGATGTCGAAAGGCTCCGCAATCACCTCCCGATCGGATAACAGGCCGGTAATGGTGAGCCTCATGACTGGCCGCCGATCACGGCACGCGCGGCCGCATCCAGGTCAGTGTCGCTCAAGACGTGGTGACGGACTTCCGTGACGTAGACGACATCGCCGCGCCGTGGCTTGTCCTTCTGCTGGAGGATCACCGCAGTGAGCGTGACATTGTCGATGACCGGCAACTTGACCGACCAGGCGCGGGCGATCACCGTGTCGGGCCGGGCTTCGCGCCTGGCAGCGGCGATCCCAGCCAAGGTTTTGTTGTGATGCGCGAGTCGAGCGGCGAACGCGCCCGAAGACTGCTCTTCGCCGGCGTGCGCCGGCATCGCGATTTCTTGTGATAGCATTCATGCCTCCATGTAGTCGTTTCACTAAGCCCGGTAGCCGCCGGGCTTTTTTATTTCTGCTGTTCAGCTACCCACTTCTCGTACTGCTTGCGGCTCATTACGTGCCGGGCTCGATTGGTAGCGGCGCCGGCTGTTTCTCTTCCTTTTGATCCATCTGCCTTCTCTTATTGACTGACCTCAGTCCTGCGGACCTGGGCCGGGTTATCGTGTTATTGGTGAGGAGCGGACTACGCTCCCAGCGCAGCGACATTGATTGCGCCGCGGTACTTCGCCCGCCGATCGCCCATCAGTGCGCGCAACTCCCGCGTCGACAAGCCGCTCACTTCGTGCATGCTCAGCAGGATCGATGGGCCTACCGGTAGGCGCCGGTGACGGATCCGGCTGATCACCGGCGGCAAAACCTCCAGCTCGCGCGCCAGGGCTGCATCGCTCTTCAGGCCAAGGCGCCCGATCAGCGCATCCAGCAGTGCGCCCGGGTTGAGTGCCTCTGCGAAAACGGCTGCTTCGGTTGTTGCGGTGCTCATCGTTCGCTCCCCTGTTCCGATTGTGTTGGTGGCGGAAACCCACCGCCTGGGCATTACTTACGTCGACCTGTCTCCAGCGATCGCACCCTCGCCGCGACCTTTCTCCAGCTTCTCAACCGCCTCCGCCAATTCGTTCCCGTCCTGGCGGTGACGAGACTGTGCTCGCTCCCTCTCAGCTCCCGTCGCCATGGCTTTCGCCTTCCGGCTTGAGAACCAGTTGCGCGCCTTCGCCACCACCTTGTCCCTATCTCTCTGTTCGTCCATTCCGCCCTCGCAATCATTCATTCGTCGACACCCCGAGAATCCGGAACCCTTTAAACCCTCATGAACGGCTTCGGGGCGCCACCGCGGCCCGGGCGCGATTGTGGCGAACGCAACGGAAGCCTTAGGCCCGTTTTGGGCATATGCTCTCGGCCCTTGCGCCGGGTACGATGTGCACTATCGAACTGGCGGATAGACGAAGACAGCTGCTGCAGGCCCAGGCCGATTGCCGTGCTCATCGACAGGCCAACAGGCTCGAAGGCCGCCTTCATGGCGAGATACACGTCGGGTGATAAGTAGCCCTTGACAGGAATGTTTTTGGCGTTCGGGTTGTTCATGATTCTTCTCCTAGTGATGCGGGTTACAGGATGGGTAGGACTGGTACTGGCTCGGTTTAGGTGACGCAGCACAAGACAGGCAATCTCAGGCTGTGTACGCTTGGCATTTTTTAGCCGACGCCAGTGAGATCAGGTTTCTGGTTGGCGATGCAACGAGGTGCCGACGGCGAGCAAGACTGGGACCGGATGTATGCCCAGTCGGCATCCGGCAACAGATCCTCGCAGCGCACCTCCCCAGCGGACTCGCGCTCGAGCAGGATGCAGAGCTCGGCTTTGAATTTTTGGTGGCGGCTGACAGCCTTGCGGAGATAGCCCTCAGTGGTCTCACAAGCAGAGGCGTAGGCTGCGCGCTCCTCCCTTGATAGGGCATTGAGGTACTTAAGCAATTTATCCATGACCATAATTTACCCGCAGGTAAAGTCGAAGTCAATACCTACAGGTCATTTACCTTCAAGTAAATTGCTGATTGAATGCGGCATGGACAAATTTGAAGTACGAAGACTTAACTTGCGAGCGGTGCTCAGGACGCACTGCGGCGGCAAAGCGGCGACCCTGGCAGACAAAATTGAGCGGTCGGCGTCTTATGTTTCTCGCATGCTTTACCCGGAGGGGAAGGCTGGGAAGAAGAGGATCGGCGAGGACATGAGAGACATCATCGAGGACGCGCTCATACTGGCTCGCGGCAGCCTTGATGACCAGGCATCTGCAGCCGCAGAGAATGGCGGGCTAGTCGGCGGTGCTAGCGGCGGAGCGGCTCTCCGCTTGTCATTGGTTGAGCCAAGCAAATCTCAGTCGGACGACGAGCTACTTAAGGACGATACGGCGCAGGAAACAACTATGGAGCGCCTGAATTGGAAAGAGAAGAGGCTTTTGGAGCTTTACCGGCGAGCGACGAAGGACGGCAGGACGATGATCTATGACGCGGCAATTGTCGCACCAAAGCAAGGGCACCCAAACCCTCTTGATCAGCCGGAGTAGTCACGCCCCTACGGCCTCTGCGGGCATCGTGCGCTTGTACTGGGCCGAAAGATCGACCAGCATCTCCTGGGCGCAAGCTCTCACTGTACGGAAATTCAAGATAAGGCGCCGCTCGTCGGCGGTTAACTGAAGCTCATCGTTATCGGAGATAATGACCGGCGACGCTTTTCGAATGGTCTCATCCTGCATTTTTCTCGCCTCCCTGCAAAGTCTCTAGATCCACTTGTTGCACACGCGTTTCCAGGCGAGCAACAAATGCATGGCTTTTTTCTGCACAGCACATCGCATAATGTAACTGGTTCCAATGTTACCTAAGCGCAATATGCTCTATTTATTGTAACGATAGGTAAGCAATGCGCATTTTTTCCTGTAAAAGTGCCATAGGTTGTGTGGCACTTGCAACACTTCTGTTCAGAAACAGGTAAAAATCGCGCGGATGAAAGAAAAGCCGCCGAAAAATCCCGCCATCAAAACCGCCATGCGCATCCCCGCAGACCTGCACGCGGACCTTAAGGACGCCGCCCTACGCGCAGACCACTCTATGAACGACGAGATCGTCAGTCGCCTCACTGCAGCTGCCGGTGGCGCCTCACTCTCGGCCGTGCTCGAGCAGAACCGGCAGATGATGACTGAGATCAAGAAGACCCAGGAGATGGTCCAGGCGATCATCGCAGCCATGGGCCCGCGCCGATAGCCATCCTGTGCGCCCCAACTACTGTATATGCGTACAGTATGAGACAGAGTTTAGCGTACTTTACTGACAAAGTGCCATGCCTGAATAAAATTTTTTGAAGGCATCTCTAGCGTGGGAATTGGTGAGATTTCTGGACTATTGGCGGGATATACTACCCGGCGCTACAGCGCGCCTGGATGCCACTTATGGAGACTTCAATGAAGACACTGCGCCTCACTGCTTCTCTGCTCGCGATTATCCTGCTGACCGGCTGTGTAACGTATGCTCCTGCCCCTCCACCATGGGCGCCGCTAACTGACCCGACCAAGGTTTCACTGGCTACGCGGGTCACGCATGACGAATACAAGAAGACGACAAATTTTATTGGCGCCAACGCTTCGGAACACAACCAGCTGCATTTGCGTGGGTGGCGCGATGATAGAACGAAGGTCGCCAGCTTCCAGCTTTACGCAACCTCGTTCTACTCGGATCACTGGCGCTTTTATAACGAGGCCTATGACTCCGATGGCAACAAGTTGGACTTCATATCCATCGACAAGAAAGTCGACTCCTGCAGCGGCGGCCGCGGCTGTTATTTCGAAGAAACAGTGGGCCTGAACGTATCGCGTAAATATCTCGACGAACACCAGGATACCGGCATCCACTACAAGGTCAGCGGCAAGGCAGGCGAATTCACCGGCTTTTTGCCGGCCGCCTACGTAAAGGGCTTTCTCGCTAGTGTAGATTCTGCCAGCTGATAGCATTTATCCAAATTGCGCAGGACTAGACAATGTTAGCCGCCGCGAAAATCGGCAGTTATGTTTCCTTTTCCGTGATTGCAGTCTTCGCACAGCACCTGTAGGTTTTCGATGTCGAGAGCGAGATGAGGGAATTTCCTGCGCGACTTAACATGGTCCACATGCATTACTGCGCCAGTCTCAGGAGAGGCTCCGCAGCATTGGCAGCGCCGACCGTACTTCTGCAGTGCTTGGAACCTCAACTGGCGCCATTCGTATGATTGAAGGAATTCGGGGCTGTTGACGTAGTAATACTTTTCATCGAACGCAACAGGGACAGTGCCAGGCATTACAGCTGGCTCATGCTTTGAAAACAGGGCAACCGGTCCTTTGGGCTTGCGAGGTGCCCTCGGCTTCGCATTAACCGACACTCGCGGCGCCCGCGGCACTTGCCACCGTCTTGCCAGCTTCTCCTCGGCAGCCAATTTCGCAAGTTTTCTAGCCATCCTCTTTTGCGACATATTGTCGCCGCGTCGACCGAGGGCGGCGAGCATCTTACCCTCGTCTACTTCACGGTCTTTGTTCTTCACCATCCAGCCCCGACCTAGCCTTTCCTCGATACCGGCTGCTGCCATCTCCAACTTCGAAAGGCCATTGAGGCCCGACATGTGCTTTTCAATGAATTCGCCAAGCGTCACCTTCTTCTCCATCGCCGATCGGCGAAAAATTTTGGCCGATTTCGGCCTTTTTTTGGTTTGCACCCTATATGAGTACTATTGAAGTTCTATTCTTGGCTGTTTTTGAGAAGGTATTTCTAAGCTAGCACTTAATTACATGCCTCTAGGCTTACCGGTTCCGAAGCAGCACCTCCCAGCAGCCAAGTAAAAACTTGGACACCGTGAGGGCGACATGCCATCTGAGTTGACTCGGACGCTTCGCTTATAGGACAGACGTTGGACCGTTGCCGGCACCCATCGATTGAGGCTCTGTCCACTATCACCCACCTCTGCGGCCACTCGACACCTTCTTGCCGCCCATCCACTACGCCCGTTTCGCTGGTTCACCCTTGGGTACTGCGTAGCGATCTTCATCGCTCACTCTTGCCGGTGGCTGCCGACGAGTGAAGCGGTCAGCCAAACTCAGCTGACACGCAAATTCTACACATTTTTTTACCCGCAGGTATATTTTTCTCTTGCGTTTGTTTTTACCTAGAGGTAAAGTAGCTCTAACGCCCAAGCAAACTCGCCAGGAGACAACCATGACCCCAGCAGAACTCGCAACTACCGCCAGCAAACAGTCGCCAGCCTTCGATTCCTCGGCACCGCTCGTGCCGGCCACGCTGGGTTAAGCCATGGAACTCGAACTTCAAGGCCAGCGCTTCATGGTCAGCCCCTGCGGGTTCAAGTCCGACTGGCTTGACGTCGCCAGCATCGCGGAAGAGGTGCCGGACTGGACGGATTGCACCGATATGTCGGATGCCGAGACCGATCAACTGATGGTGCGCCGGATGCAGTCCGCTCAGCGTGAGGCGCGCGACGAGACTCGTCTGGCTATCGCGGAGTTCAACCGGGCCTACGACGACAACCGATTCTGATTTCGCCCAAGCGGCGCGCCTGGGAGCACAACGCGCGCCTTGCCCTGATCTCGGGTGAGGAAATAGAGGGAGGGGGATCTCAAATGCCCTGGCAGCCTGGAACAGACAGGCACTCCCGATAAACGCATTCCGCGAGTGCGCTTATCGGGACTGGATGACGGTTGAGGGTACTCAAGACGGTCCCCGTAAATGTCTAGCTGAACCCCAGGTTGGTGACCGAAAAACCTGACAGACCGGAAAGACGGGCAACGCGGGGAAGCATGGAGCAGCACAGTTCCGCGTAAAGGCAAAGCCATGCAGCAGTGCGATACGGCGGTACCCAGCCCGCGCCGGAGACGTAACCGGCACTGAACAACAACCGCCGGCGGCGCCGGCCAGAACGAGGAGCAGGGGATGGACAGCAGCACGAACGAGCCGATCGAAATCATCGATGTAATTGCAAAGCCCTATATGACCGGCAGCAAGACGATCTGCTACTACGTCGTGGTCGACCGCGCGCCGAAGCATGTCTACCAGCGCGACGGCAACCACCTGACCGCGCACGACAGCGGCTTCTACGACTTCATGCAGATCGAGCCCGGCTCGCGCAATGCGTTCGCAGGCCGGAAGTTTTCCATCAACCTCACCGATGGTTCGCAGTTTGAATGCAACGGGCAGGTGTGGTCGGTTGGCCCGATTGGTGGCATCGATGCGGTGCAGGTCGGCGTCGCCACGCTCCAGCAGCTGGAGAGCTGCTATGTGTTCTTCGGCGGCTACGTGGCGCGCGAGAAGCTGTTGGCATGGCTCGCGTCGAACAAGCCGTCCCGTGACTACTACAAGTACGACCCGCGCGAGACGCTGACGTGGCAGGACAAACTGTATCGCGACCATCCCGATTTCGACACCTCAGTGTCGCCAAAACGCGCCCGCAAGCTGCGCAAACGTGGGGTCACGATTCGCCGTCATCCAATGACCGGCCGCCCAGGCTGGTCGAAGAGTTACGAGCGCAAGAAGGCTGTAATCCTCACACGTCAGGAGGTCGCATGACCGCCGCCCACATCGCCCGCCGCCTGGTGCGCAAGATCGCTGAGGCGAAATAAATCGAACGAACTACAACTGGAGATGAGAAATGAATGACGTAATCGAGATGTCCCGCCGCGAGGTCGCGGGCCTGACTGCGGGCGAAGCGCACCGCTACTCGGCGGTTGAGATTCGCGAGCGAGTAAATCTCGTGCAGGAGGTGATGCGCGGGATCATGAAGGAAGGGACGCACTACGGAAAAATTCCCGGCACCCCGAAGCCGACCCTTTACAAACCAGGCGCCGAAGTGCTGTGCGTAGCGTTTCGTATCGCACCGTCGTACCGTGTTGAAGACCTGAGCGACGCCCTCACTGCCCGCTTTCGTGTGACGTGCATCGGTACGCACCAAGTGTCGGGAATCGTGCTGGGCGAAGGTGTCGGTGAATGCTCGTCAGCCGAGGAGAAGTACAAGTGGCGCAAGGCCGTTTGCACTGAGGAGTTCGACGCCACGCCGGAGTCACTACGCAGACTCAAGTTCTCGCTTTGGAATAACAAGGTCGAGAAAAAAGTTCAGGTGCGCACCGAGGCGGCAGACCAGTCCAACACTGTGCTCAAGATGGCCTGTAAGCGCGCCAAGATCGCGATGACGCTCGATGTCACCGCAGCTTCCGATATGTTCACTCAGGATATTGAGGACCTGCCGGAGGAACTGCGCACGCATGAAACTGCGGAAGCCGGGCAGCCGGCGATGACCGCCCTCGCCTCCGAATGGGTCGCGAAAGCCAATGCCGCGGCGACGGCCGACGATCTTGCAGCCGTCTGGAAGGCCGGCGTAAAAGCGATCAACGAAGCCAAAGACGTAACCGCATCGAACGCATTCAAGGCGGCGGTTACCTCCCGCGGCGAAGCCATCAAAGCAGCGACACCGGCAGCAACGCCAGCGGCCAAACCCGCGCCTATCCCCGACGCCCTCGCCGGCCTGCTAGCGGACATGGAGGCTGCAGCCGACGAAGGCATGTTGGCATTCGAGGCGTCATGGGGAAGCCTGTCGAAAGCTACGCAAGCCAGCCTGGCGGGGCAATACGATGCGCTGGTGGCGCGCGCGGCAGCAAAGGATGCGCCGTGATCTTCGTCGAATGCTTACAAGGTAGCCCCGAGTGGCACCAGGCCCGCGCCGGCGTGATCACGGCATCCTGCTTTGGTGAGGCGATCTCGCGCATGTCGCGCACGTCAGGAAAGCGCAAGGCAGGCGATCCGACGGCGGCGTCTGACAAGTACGCCGCAGACCTGGCGATCGAGCGCATTAGTGGCAAGCCTTACGGCGCTCCGCCAAAGGCCTGGGTGCTAGACCGCGGACACGAAATGGAGGCGTTGGCGCGCATGCACTACGAGGCGCGCACCGAGTCGCTCGTTACCGAGGCTGGCCTCGTCCTCACCGAGAATCGCCTCTTCGGCTACTCGACCGATGGTTTTGTCGGAGACGACGGCCTCATCGAAATCAAGGCGCCCATCGACAGCCTCAAGATCATCGAGGTCATGGATGGCGACCTGTCCGAATACCAGCATCAAATGCAGGGTGGCATGTGGATTACCGGTCGCAAATGGTGCGATTTCATCATGTACGTGCCTGATTTACGCAACGCCGGCAAGGATCTGTACGTCAAGCGCGTGATGCGCGATGACGCCTTTATCGACGCGATGGTTCTTGAGTTGGCCGCATTCGCTAGCCGCGTCTCCGACCGTGAAATTCTCTTCAAACTTAAGGAGGCAGCATGACCACGACTACCACCGCCGAACTGGCGGCACTCTCCGGCACCGACCTTACCACCCTGCCGCCGGCAGCGCGCGCCGCGGTCGCACTCAAGAGCGAGCAGACCCGCAAGGACTTGGCTTTGCTGGTCGAGCAGTCGGCCGGCATCACTGCTGTCCTGAATGCCGATGGCCGCGAGCAGGCGCACCGTGTCGCGATGACCCTCAAGGGTGCCCGCGTCACGATCGAGAAGACCGGCAAGGAAGTGCGCGACGACGCGACCAAGTTCTCTAAGGCGGTCATCGCCGAGGAAAAGGATTTGATTGCCATCATTGAGCCAGAGGAGGTTCGCATCCTGGCGCTGCGTGATGCTTGGGATGCACGGATCGCCGCTGAGAAGGCTGCGAAGATCGCTGCTGAGCGGGCGCGCGTCGAGGTGATTCAGGGTCGTATCGAGGCCATTCGCCGCGCACCATTGGCGGTCGCCGGAGAGTCGTCTACCGCAATCCTTGTCACCCTCGAGTTGGTGCGAGACGCGATCATTGACGACTCGTTCGAGGAACTCAAGGATCAGGCAATGGCAGCGCGATCCGAGGCATTCAATGCACTGGAAGCGGCGCACGCCAGGGCTGTCGAGGCCGAAGTTGCCGCCCGCGCAGCCGAAGATGCTCGCAAGGCCGAAGCCGCCCGCATCGAGGCTGAGCGCGCCGAACTGGCCCGGCTGCGCGCCGAAGCGGCCGAGCGCGAGCGCCTGGCGAAGGCTGATGCCGATCGCGTTGCAGCCGAGCAGGCCGAGGTGGCTCGACAGCTGGCTGAGCAGCAAGCCGAGCTACAGCGTCAGCGTGAAGCCGAATCTGCACGGGCGCGCGCCGAGCAAGAGGAACGCGACCGCGCCGCAGCCGATGCGCAGCGCCGACTCGCCGAGCAGGCTGCGGAGCTGGCTGAGCAGCGCGCCGCTTTCGCTCGCCAACAGCTTGAAGCGGCAGAGCGCGCGCAGGCAGCCGCGCAGGTAGAACGCGATCATGCCGAAGGGCTGCCGATGAACGCGCAGTTCGACGCCGACCGAGAGGCTGAGCGCGTGCGCCTGCAGGAACTGGCCGACCAAGCCGCCGCCGATGCTCGTGAACGTGCTGACGATGAGCGCGCTACCGGGCTGCCGGCTGGCGCGCTGGGCGCGGATGCGCTAGCGGATGTCGACGAAGGCCCCGACGACAACGAGATCATTATGCTGGTATGCGAGGTCTACGGCATGACGTTTGCCGCGGCAGTCGACCGTCTGGCAGCAATCGACTTCGACGCCGTGCGGAAGGCTCAGCCTTGACTCGCCCGAAGTTCGAACAGCGCCGGATCCTGCTCCGCAGCCCCGATCAGGTCGAGCGCGCCATTGCCCTGCTCCGCAATGTGCCACTCGACAGCCTCAAGCCCCTTGAGCTGCTGGTCCGCGAAGAGGCCAGGGCTCGAAAGCTCGATCAGCAGGGCTTAATGTGGGCGGGACCGCTGGCTGACTTGGCGGCGCAGGCATGGTGCGACGGTCGCCAGTTCAGTGCGGAAGTCTGGCACGAGTTCTGTAAAAAAGAATTCCTTGCGGAGGAGTTCGATCCAGAGCTTTGCCTTGAGGGTTATCGTAAATGGGACGTTGACCCGGCCGGCAACCGCGTGCTGGTCGGCTCAACCACCCAACTGACGGTCAAGGGGATGGCGCAGTACTTGGAGCAGATCTTCGCCCTCGGCGGCTCGCTGGGAGTCGAATTCCAAGAGCCGCAGCGCAGCTGATACCGACGCAACTAGCCTGCATATTGCGCCGAATACCTTCGGAATACAGTCAATCAAACGCGACAGGCAAGCCAATTCCCGGCAATTTTTTACCTGAGGGTATATTTTGCTTGCGCTTGCTTTTACCCCGAGGTAAAGTAGCTACATCGACGCAGCGAACTCAACCAGGGGCCAGCAATGACGCAGACGACTCACCCTAGTAAGGAACTAGTCCGCGAACTCATGGCGAAGCGCTGGGAATCGAGAGAGCCGCCACCGAGCCCGGAGCGAATCAAGGAGCAACTCGGATGGCGGTTGATTGAGGCAGAGCGCGCCGCGGTGCAGCTGCTGGAAGCACGAAGCGCGCTGCAACCCTTTCGCTCGATGTTGAGCCGCCGGCACGGCGCCAGTGCACAAAAACAGAAACCCTAGAGAGCCGAAAAATGAATCTAGTCCACCTCATCACCGCATGGCTGGACCGCAAGTCCGCCGCCCGCGCGCGCCGCCGCGAACGCCGTCGCTTGCACCTGGAGCTGATCGAAATGGGCCGCAACCGTGCGCAAGACCGCGATAGCCAGAAGCAGCAAGTTGCGCGCGTCACGGAAATCATGAACCGCCTGTTCGAACTTTCGCTGCATGCCGACCGGGAGTCGGCGGAATCGCGCCTCAGCGGATCCGAATTGCCGTGGCCAGGCCTGCCGACTGAAGGCCTGCGCATTGTGCGGGGAGGCCAGCAATGAGCCGCCGCCAGATCTCGGCCCGCGTCATCGTCTTCGTGATCACGTCCGGCGCTGGCGCCATTCTGACTGCCGTGATCCTGGCCAGCCGCGCGGGGTCGGCATGATCCGTAGCGCAGCGCGGGCCGCCGTCATCGTAATCACGCTGCTTTTCCTGATGGCCGAATCGGAAATTCTGGACCACGCACCGCCGACGGAAGTGTCGCAGGCGAACCAATAACTACAACAAAAGGACCCAAGATGTTTTTCAAGAACCTGCAGGTCTACCGCCTGCCCACACCATATTCGCTGACCGCCGACCAGCTCGCGGCTGCCCTGCTCCCACAGATGTTCGCCCCAGCGTCGAGCAATGAACTGCCCCGCCAGGGCTGGGGCCGGCCCCGCGGCGAAGACGGCGCGCTCGTGCATGTCGTGAACGGCCAATTCCTGCTGCAGCTGGTCACCGAGAAGAAGATCCTGCCGTCGAAGGTAGTCAATCAGGTTGCGAAAGAGCGCGCCGCGGAGCTCGAGGAACAGCAGGGTTTCGCGCCCGGGAAGAAAGCGATGAAGGAACTGCGCGAGCGTGTCGCCGACGAACTCATGCCGCGCGCCCTCTCCGTCCGGTCACACCTCAATGCCTGGATCGACCCGGTCAACGGCTGGCTGGCCGTCGACACCGCGCGCCCGACCAAAGCCGATGACGTGATCAAACTGCTGCTGAAGGCCGTCGATCGCATGCCGCTCGAGTCGCTGCGCGTGCAGCGCTCCCCGGTAGCGATGATGACCGCCTGGTTGGAGTCGGACGAAGCTCCCATCAACTTCACCATCGACCAGGACGCAACCCTGCGTGCCGCCGGCGAGAGCAAAGCCCAGGTCGGCTACAAGCGTCACACGCTCGAGGTCGAGGACATGCGTCGCCACATCGCGGCCGGCAAGCAATGCACCCGCCTCGCGATGACCTGGAACAGCCGGATCTCGTTCGTCCTGACCGAGGCCCTGGCGATCCGCTCGATCAAGCCGCTCGACGTCATCCGGGAAAACGAGATCGCCGCGGCGAACGACATCGAGCGCGCTGACAACGACTTCAGCCTGATGACTGGCGAATACGCGCGGATGCTCGCTGACCTGGTCGAAGCGCTCGGCGGCGAGGCCAAGGCATGAGCGACGTTCCGGAGCGCCCGCCGAGGGAGCCGATCCTCGAAAGGCTTCGCCGGCTGGGCCTGAGGAATGACCCCAGCAGCAACAGGCCCGTGAGCTCGAGGCGACACCGCCTGAGGATGGACGAGATCACCTTCAGCAAGCCCAACACCAACGACACCAACAAGACTAAATAACGATACCGGAGAGCCAGCCATGACGAACGACAGCGCAAACACCCCAAGCCGCCGCATCGACGACCACCTGCCGAGCCAACCGCTGCAGTGGGAAGACCAGCCCGAGGCCGTGCGCCAGGAACGCGCCAAGACCGCCAGGCGCCTGGCTAACGAGCTGGCTGACGCGGGCGCCGCGTTCTTGGCTCACATGGGCACTGGTGGCGGCATCGCAGCAATCCCGAACACTGGGCCGGCGCAGTACGTCGTTGCCGGGACGATGGCTGCGATCCGCGAGGTGCTGGGTGAGCAGACGAGCACCCCGGTGCCGCGCGGGGGCGGCATTACGAGCATCGAAGGACTGACGCGCTACGTGCTTTGCAACGACGGAGAAATGCGCCCGGTATCGAGCGCAGCGCGGCGCATCGGCGGAGAGTTTTACTACGTCAGTGACGTTGAGCGCTTTATCTCTGCCGGCTCGCCAGTCTCCGCAGTAGAGCAGCCAACCGGCGATCTGCCGCCGAAGCCGCACACGACTTACAACGGCTACAGCGACGGCAGCGAGCCGCTGTGGACCGCCGAGCATATGGACGACTACGCCCGCGCTGCGATCGCCGCCCACCTTGCCCAGCAACCGAAAGCAGAGCAGCCAGCCGCCAGCATCAACACCGAAGATTTTCGCAAGCTGCTGTTCGTGTACACCGAGGCGCTGTTCGGCGGGTCTGAAAAGGCGCAGGGCGAGAGCTTCGCCGCGCTCGTCGATCACATTCACGAATGGCGCGCCGCCCACCTTGCAAGCCAGTCACAGGCAGCACAGCCGACCGCCGAGCAAATCATGGAGCTGGCGCACTCGTGGGCTCAGGCGGCATACAAGAAGGCGCTGAACCTGCCATTCGAAGACATCGACGCGATTCGCAAGAAGTTGCGTGAAGCTGCCACCCACCTCGCGGGCCAGTCACAGGCAACCGCCACGGATGCCCAAGTCGAGCGGTTTTGGGCTGCCTACAACGAAGCAACGCAGTTCGGCAGCATGATCGACGCCACCAAGAAAGCGCTCGCGGCGACTGGAGTCAGCCAGCAGGCAACCAAGGTGCAAGCCAAGCCGATCATAGGTGCATACACTTGGTATCACCGGGGAATGGTGAACTTCGATGAGGCCGACGCACTCAAGGCGCTAGACGACGGCAAGGGCACGTCGATCGCGCTCTATCTCGCCGCGCCAGGCGACGAGGCCACGCAGGATCAACTTGTCGGTGCGATGTACGCCTTACGCGCCATTGCCAGCGGCATCGAGAACCCAACTCAAGTTGCGGAATCTGCGCTCGCCGTCATTGCTTCACTCGCCGCTGCGCCTCAATCCCTTACCGCACAGGAAGTCACCCAGCAGGCAGCGCCCGTTGCTGCGGCAGCACGCGCGGCTGAGCGGATCGATGCCATGCACAAGGGTGTCGTTGGCGTGTTCGCCGAAATCAAGGCTGAACACCTTGCATCGCTCACCCAGCAGGCAGCGAAGGCCGAGACAGGCGCGCAGGCGATTATTGCTGACTTGGCGGCGGTTGTACGCGCACAAAACGGCAACCAGCACGCCGACATCAACGAATTGCTGTGCCGCGCAGAGAATTTTATCGCCCCTACTACCAGCACCGTGAGCGCGCCGGAGCTGTCGGCTCTGTCGCAGCGCCTGCGGGCAATGCTTCCCTCAAACATAACCGTGCATGACTTGCGCGCGATCGCTGACGGAATCGATGCGGGCACCCAGGCAGCGCCGGAAGAGGTGCGCAATCAGGCGCTGTCCGATGCCGAGGACGCAGCAAGGGCTGTGATGGATGCAGCCGACGAGGCCAGCGAGTCCGCCGAGAGCATCGGTGCATTCCGGTGCATCAACGCTATCCGCGCCCTCAAGCGCACCAGCACCGACCAGGCTGATACCGATACCGGGAGCGCAGCATGAGCCTCACCACGACTAGCCGCAGCACCTACATGTGCATGAGCGTGCGCGGCGGCATCCGCCACCTGCAAGGGCTGCGCAAGAACGCCAAGACCTACATGACCGACGATCAGGGCCGCGCCCTGAGCCGCGACGAGGCCATCAACGCCATGATGGACGAGTTGGCAAAGGGGCACGAAACGATCCCGATGGGACCGCATTGCGCCAATCCTTGCCCGAACGCTGACAAGGGATGCCCCGGCTTCGACTACGGCGCTGGCGGCGGATGCGGCGGCTTCCAAACCGAATGCTCCAGCACCGCAGCTCAAGCTGCTACCGCTACCGATACTGCGAAGGACGTCGAGCATGGATAAGCGCGCGCTGCGTAAAGTCATCCTTGGCCAACTAGCGGCAGAACTCCGCACGGCGGTCATCATCGATGGCGACAACATGAGCGAAGAAGACCTAGCGCGCGCCGACGACGTCCAGCACGAGCTGGCCGAGGAATTCGAGCGCCGCGCGCAAGGCGGCCGATACTCTCCTGAATGGGACAAGCCATGACCACCACCAACACCCCAGGAATCGACCTGGACAACGAATACGAAGCGCCCAGGACTTGCATCAGCCCCCTGGCTACGCGCCCGGTCCTGTACACCGACACCGTAGGCGGCAACCAAACGTGCCGCGATGACCTGTGGGCCGTCACCACGGACGAACTGAACGCCCTCACCCAGCCGCGCGGCACCGAACAGGCGAGCGAAATACCGGCGATTCTGTTCGACGGCCATGCCGTGTATGCCGAAGTCATGGCGAGCGACCCGCACGCGCCGCGCCCGACTGCCGACAACATCGCTGACGTGTTGGATGCTGTCGTGCGCTTGATTCGTCGAACGAACACTGTTCAGCAGGCGGGCATCGGGGGAATATGGGCAGAGGCAGCGGCAGATCCTGCATTCATCCGCGAAATTGATGAGGACCGCGCCGCCGTCCTTGCCCGGCAAGCCGCGCCCGAAGCACCTACCTCCATTAACCTGAGTGGCCTGACGCAAGACCGCGTGCTGGAGATCGCCAAGCAGCATTTCGGCTGGGTCGCCGGGCTTGGCGGCTTTGACGATGCTGTGCTCAAGTTCTCCACCGATCTGGTAGGCGAGGCCAAAGCTGCATCCACTGGGGCTGCGCCCGAAGCACCGGCCAGCGAGCAGCAGTCTGTAAAGTGGACCGCCGATGAGATCGCTGATGCGTGCGTAAAGGCGGGGTTGGGCATCCTTGAATGCAACGCCCTGATCGTCACGTTGAAGGGTACCCCTGCGGCTACCCAGCAGGCTGGAGCGGCTGACGACCCAATGGGCGACAGATGGCACAGCCTCACCTGTGATGGCACCTGCTCCCCACCATGCGAAGCGGCCACCACGGCAAGCCCTGAAATCCTCGTAGCGAACGAGGAAGGTATCGAGCTACCCATTGAGCGCCGTGACGACGGCAAGTGGCAATTTAGCGTGACCACGTGTGGCAGCCAGCGCCCAAGACTCAACCCTGCGGCCGCTACGGCAACTTGCGGGAACAGTCACCAGTCGCCCTACGAAGACGCGCCTGTACCCTCGGCGGGCGGCATTGGCAAGTCCATCGTGGATGCGGCCACCACGGCAAGCGCGAGCGGGGAGATTGAGGCTTACATGGTCGAGCTTGACGGCGGCGAACCAATCGCCTTGCACTTCCAAAAGTTCCGCGCTGACCGCAAGGCGCGCGAATGGGAGAGCGCCAAAGTGGTGCCTCTTTGCCGCGCCCCAGCACAGCAGACGGAACGTATGCAACCCAGCCGGGAAGGTGCACCACTGGATATTGTCCTGCACGCTTTGCGCGAGGCGAAAGAAGGACTTGCAAGAGCCGGGGAGGACGGGTGTTGCTACTATCCGGGAACACACGAGGTCGACCAAGCACTTGCCGCCATTGCCCAACAAGCCGCAGCCCATGCACCAAGCCGCGATGCCGATTGGCAAAGTGGCTATAAGACCGGATACGAAACCGGATTGAGCGATGGTCGCGCAGAATTCACCAACCCTGCCGCCACATCGCCAGCAGAGCGCGCAGCCATGTCTGCCGCAACCGAAGCGAAGGAGCAGAAATAATGGCTGATGAATTGAAGCCTTGCTATTGCGGTGGCACGCCAAGTAGGTGCTCGCTCAACGATTGGCAGTATTGGATCGAATGCAGCGACTGTGCCAACGAGACGGCGCGGAAAGCAACTCATGCGGAAGCAGAGGAAGAATGGGACCGTCGCGCTGCTCCTATAGCCGCGCAACTAGATGCCGAACTGCCGCCGCCGCGCAACAAGGCGGGCGACTTCGAAGACTGGGCAGGTGTGTACGCTGACCACGAAGTGCGCAATATCGTCGCCCCGTATGCCGAGCGTATCGCCATGCATGAGCGCGTCCACAACATCATGGTCGAGCAGGTGCGTGAAGGTGCCGAGCATATCCGCCACCTGGAGCGCGAGCACGGTTTGCTATCGATGGTTGTTGAGCAATTAAAAGCCCGCCTCGCGTCCGCCGACGCACTCATCGAAAGCATGGCAACCGAAGCAGATCGCCGCGCCTATATTGACGGTCGCACTGCTGGTACAGCGCCCGAGAAGTTTGGCTGCCATTGCGACTTGGAGCCGCACATGGAGCCGGACAGCTGCGTGATCGATACCAACCGCCGCGAAGACTGTCTCTATGCCCGTGGGCACGCGACCAAAGAGGCGTGCGAATACTGGCAACCCATCAAGTTCGCTGCCGCCCCTACTCCTACTAATGGTGGAAGAGAGGAAGCCAATTGAGCCTGCCCTACGAAAACGCCACGAGCGGAGCCGCCGCGCTGGACGAGATCGGCAAGATACTGACTCGCTTCGGATGCGCGCGCTTCGGCACGATGACCGACCACGAAGCCGGCGAGCTGCTGGTTCAGTTCACGCACCGGGACCGCAATATCTCCGTAAAGGCAAGCTTCCGTGGCTACGCGGCGGCCTGGCTGCGAGAGCATCCCCACACCAGCCGCACGAGGAAGACCCTCAAACAGCACGAGGCGGCCGCGCTGGAGCAGGCCAAGATCAGCGTGTGCTCGATCTTGCGCGACTGGATCAAGGGTCAGGTGACGGCTATTGAAGTGGGAATCCTCACCTTCGAAGGCGCATTTCTCGGGCAGATCATGCTACCCAACGGAAAATCCGTGCTCGAACACACCCAGGCCGCCGGCTTGTTGCAAATCGGCGCCACCAAGGAGACATGAAATGGGCCTGAGACTGACGAAAGCGCAGCGCGCGGCATTGCGCGAGAAGTTCGGCGGCCTCTGCTCCTACTGCGGCGAGCCGCTCGGAGACCGCTGGCATGCCGACCACTTCGAGCCGGTCGAGCGCAAGCTCCAGCACGTGCGCGGCAAGGGCTTCGTTCCAACCGGCGAACTGTACCGCCCGGAGAACGACACGGTAGCCAATCTAATGCCAGCCTGCCCGCCATGCAATATCGACAAGCACGCGATGTCGCTGGAGAACTGGCGCGTGAAGCTGGCGCGCGCCTTGGAAGTGCTGGCGAATAACCAGCCTACCTACCGGCACGCCCGGCGCTTTGGTCTACTCGTTGAGACGCCAAAGCCGGTGGTCTTCTACTTCGAACAGCTCGCCAAGGAGGCGTGAAATGGACAACAACCAGATAGGAAAGGCGCGCGCCAAATGTGGATTCTGATGATTTTCTACATCGCCAACATGGGCCATAACGCGACTAGCCAGATGGCGGTGGAGTTCAACACGAAAGAAGCCTGTCTGAGCGCCGCCGCTGAATGGAAACGGCTGTACAGGGAGCCTGAGAATCTCAAGATGCTGTGCGCATACAAAGGGGATAAAAAGTGACCGTAGACACCGAAAAGATGAAAGCGCTAGCACTGGCGGCGCCTTGCCCTTGGTGCGGCCAATCGCCCGACGTGACCAACGAAGCGGCGTTCCGCCTGACGGACGGCGAGAAGTATGGTGCGCTCCAGTGCTGCGGCATCGGGCCAGAAGTTCGCACGGACTACAAGCCTGTCGAGCACTGGAAAGCACGCGCCATCGAAGCATGGAACGAGCGCACGGCTCCCGCGGCGGGAACAGAGAAGGATGCAGAGCCTGGCGAGTCGAGCATTAACGAGATCCGCACGGCGATCGCGGACTACTACCGGGCACTCAACGCACGACAGCATGGCGAACTGGCGATGGATCGGGCCTTCCGTGCCATTGAGCGTGAACTGGGCATGTCGTGGGATATGTGGACCAGGGCTGAGGAAGAAGCTATTGCTGCGCACACCGAAGCCGGAAAGGAGCCTGCATGAAGACCATCAACACCGGCCCTTTCCGCCAGCTCATGCATGAGGTGAAATTCGGTCACACCACAGAAGACGAGGCTGCGACCAGGATTGACGCGCATGTTGAGCTGGTGGTCGAAGCGGCGCTGAGGAAGCATGGAATCGAGCCTAGGCCAATTCCGAATGCCGAGCAGCGGCTGTTTGCCGCCCTGCGGGATCTCGGCCAGGCGCAGGAAGACGAGTCGGCGCCACCAGGGCGCAAAGAAGGGAATGAACGATGAGCGCAATATTTGAACTGCCGCTGCCAACCGAAACGCTCAATCCGGACGAGATCATCGAGATTTCCGGGTGCCGTCAAAAGAATGAGCAGATCGAGTGGCTGAAGAAGAACGAATGGCATTTTCTGCGGAATCGCGCCGGCGCGCCGATCATTGGCCGGCTGTACGCTAGACTGAAGCTGGCCGGGATCAATCCGGCCGCGCTGGCGGCGCCCGAGGCGAGCGGCTGGCAGCTGGACGTGTCCAACATTCGATGACAGGTAACTGATGCGACCGAAGACGACCGGGCGAAAGCTGCCGCCGCGCATGCTCGAGCGGAAAAGAACACTGAAGTCCGGAGAGGTCTGGGTCGGGTACTACTACAATGGCCGGGACGATACCGGCAAGCGTAAGGAGATTCCGCTCGGCACGGACTTGGTGAAGGCAAAGCGGAAGTGGGCCGAGCTTGAGTGCGTAGACGTGCCGCTCGATGCATCGCTGATGAAGTATGCCTTCGACCAGTACGAGCGAGACATCCTGCCGAAGAAGAAGCCATCGACGCAGCGGGAGAACAAGCTCTGTCTGTCGCAGCTGCGACCAGCATTCGACAAGGCGCCTATCGAACGGATCACCCCACAGGACATCGCGCGCTATCGGGACGCTCGGACGGCCCCGGTACGCGCCAACCGCGAGATCGCCCTGCTCTCCCACGTCTTCAACATGGCCCGCGAGTGGGGCTTCACGAAGCGGGATAACCCATGCCGCGGTGTCCGGAAGAACAAAGAGGCGCCGCGCGACTACTACGCCGAGGCTGACGTCTGGGATGCCGTGCACAAAGCCGGCAGCCAGGCGCTCCGCGATGCGATGGACTTGGCTTACCTTTCGGGCCAGCGACCGGCAGACGTGCTCAAAATGAGCAAGAGCGACATCCGTAACGATGAGCTGCATGTCCTGCAGAACAAGACCCGACACGCGCTTCGCATCACCTTGCACGTCGGAGGAGAGTCAACGCAGTTGGGGGCATGCCTCGATCGGCTGCTTGCGCGCCAGGTGAAGTCGATGAGCGGGGAGCTAATCTGCACGGAGCAGGGGCAGCCCATGACGATGAAGATGCTGCGCGATCGATTCGAGGCTGCTCGCACCGCAGCGGCCAAGCAGGCCGAGAAAGCGCGCCAGGATGATCTGGCGAAGCGCATCAGGGCGTTCCAGTTCCGTGACATCCGACCAAAAGCGGCTAGCGAAATGAGCAGCCTGCAGGACGCCAGTGACCTGCTGGGCCACACTGACAAGCAGATCACGAAGCGGGTTTATCGCCGCGCCGGCGAGGTCGTAAAACCGACAAAGTGATGCGGGGTTGCGGAAATCGTTTCCGCAACTGCCCAAACGATAGGCAAACGCGGTCGCCATTTTCGGCCGGACGCGCTGGCCTCAGAAATGAAAAAGCCATTGAAGTACAATGGCTTATCACTGAAATCTGGCGGAAGCGGTGAGATTCGAACTCACGAACGGGTTCCCCCGTCGGCAGTTTTCAAGTCCGCAGACTTAGCCCTAAAAATCAACACGTTGGGGCGTTTTCGTTTCCGCAGGCGCTGAGATTTCGGCTGGAATTTTGCCTTATTTTTCAATGACGTCCAGATGGGTTGCGGAAATGATTTTGGGGGCTTATGGGCTCAATATCCAGTGATCCGCACCGACCATTCCTGCTCGTAGCCGGCGCCGGCCTTGTCGCGCTCGACGCCGCGAAACTTCATCATGTCGACATGCATCACGACAAGCTGAGCATGCTCGAGCGACGGGATGATGGGCCGCATGTGCTCATCGTCCGGCTCGGTCAAAGTGGCAGTCGGTACGCCACCGACGCGTCCGAAGCGAAGCTCTCCCTGGTAGCCCGGGTCGCTCTCGACCTCGGCGCGCGGGCGCTCGATGCCTCTGTCGTAGAGGCGCTTGACTATGCTGTACATGGCTTGAGTATAGCAGCCGCTTGTACCGCCTCTCCCGCTCGGTTGACCCCTGCCAAGTTGCCGCAAGCACAACTCTGCGACCATGTCTCATCAGCATATCTGAGGCACTGCAATGTCGGAATTCTATAGTTACTTTAAGGAAAACATGGAGGCTCTTAACTTGACTCCTCCGCCCGAGAGCCTTTTCGCGACGCAAGCCCTTGCCGTTGCAACGATCAATACATTCGTTGCTTTTATTGACAAATTTGGGACAAGAGTCACGGTGATGGATGTGATCGGTGCTGGCACCAGATTGGAGCAGCTGTCCGTGGTGGGCGCGATGGGCGCCGCCTACTACACCGGGGCTTTAATTGGCAGCCTAGCGGTTGCGACGGGCCGAACGCTCGCGGGCGGGACATCGTTGGGCGATGTGCTTTTAGAGACGTTGGAGTGGAGGGTTGGGCGGCCGTGGCTTACGGAGCTTCTGCAGCACAGGCCGGAAATCTATGACCCGAGTATGCCAGGCCGAAAATACCACAGAACCTACCGGTACATGAGATGAAGGACCGCTTATTGCTTCTCGTGACAGGTATCGCGTGCTCCTTGGCTGCCTGGGCTTTCTGGAGTTACCTCGGGAACGATGCGTTTGGCGTCCTGAATTCCCTTCTGGTCACCGTCTTGGCGATAGACAATATCCGGCTTCGCCGTCAACTGCGTGCGAGGCCGCGTGGATAGCTCGCGTCGAACCGACCTCATCACCGCCAGCCGGGTCGATCTGACCCTGATGTTGATCCCGCTGATCAGCCGGTGGGAGGCGGCCTGGACGCTGGCGGCGAACGATGTCCCGCTCGAGGTAGCGGCGCGCGTCCTCGCCCTGCCGCGTGAGCGCCGGCCTACGCCGCAAGCAGCATTTCTGGCGTGACAGTGTGAGGGCGGGCGTGATCGGACCTAGAACAAGCGCCCCATCATTGCTGCGAACTTGAGCGGGTCGCGCGCGTTCTTTCTTAGGTTGCACTTCGGGCACGCGATTACGAGATTGCTTATCTCATGCTTCCCACCCTTCGCCAGTGGCTGATAATGATCCACGTGGTATTCGCGCGAACACTTCGCCTCGCACCAGTAGCACACCTTTTTCGCCGATTTGATCCACTGGCGGATAGCCGCCGTGCTATCCCCCTGCTTTTCTTGGGACCGTCGACGGGCCGTGTACGAGAATAGGATGGCTCGCCGCTTTTCCGGGTTAGCCTTAACCCACCGCCGGGCCCGCTGCTTCCACTTTTCTGGGTCTCTCGCTCGATAAGCTTGGTCATAAGAAGACTTTTTCTCGACCTTCTTTGGGTCTTTCCCGCACTCGACACATGCGTAGCTAGCGACCCAACGCAACCCATCATGGCCGCGGAGGCAAGGCGATCCGACAAACGTGGTCTCCCCAGCGGCAATCGCGGCGGATCGGTTCGCCATCGCCTTATTCTTAACCTCGGCCCGTTGTTTAGATAGATCTCTTCTCGCGATGCGCCCGGCAACTACCTCAGTTGACTCAGGTTTAAGCGAAAGTCTGTGACATGCGACGCATCCATACGACTTCGAAAATCTGAGGCCAACATGCCCATGTTTGCATGGCCTCACAGATTCGTACGTGTCTGCGCCAGCGACCAATGCCGCCGCCCTAGCGCGTTTATCGGCATGGCGGGTCGCAAGCCCGGGGTTCCGTTCTAGTTTTTGCTTGCGCCGAACCTCTAGCAACTCTTCGCGGTGCAACCGGCGATTCAGTTTATGCTGCTCACGCCAGGTGGCGGTCTTTTCGGGATTCTCAAGCCTATACTTCTCACATGAGGCGCGGGAGCATTCGCAGCAGGTGCCATTACTTACTATCCGATGGCTGATATGCCCGCTCTTGCATGCCTTTCCGGTGAAGTAGAGCTTCTTGCCGACCTCTCGAGCCGCTTGTCGAGTGATGGTGACGGTATAATCCGACTCAGCCATTTAGCCTCCGCAATAGGTTTTGTGGTTAGAGGTCAGCATGCGTTGACGCGCATTGCTGACCTCGCCATTATACTGTTGACCCGTACAGTATTATGCTGATTTCACCATCGACATTTCGAATCTAGTCCTTTGAATCTCCCCGAACTCTCGGTGATAGACGATCGCATTCATGTCTTTTTTGCTGCGGTATCCCTGACCGGCGTGCCAGGCATCCGTTCCAGCTAAAGTCCGGTGCGTTTCTACGGTGCAGCCGACATAGTCACGGCGAGTCAAGTGGTGAATGTGGCCGCAGTGCCATACGCGATGATCGGTGATGCCCCAATCCTCTTTGCGGTCTTCGGCCATGATCAGCGGGAGGTCCTGGGCTTTGGCGCCGTGCCCATGGTGCGACCCGATAAGGACGCGGCCAAAGCGGTGGTACTTGTAGAGGGCAGTTCCTACATCAACGGTGACGCGAGGCTCATCGTGGAAATAGAAGCTCATCGCCATTGCAAGCGCCAGGGCGGCATCCCTGTCGTGATTTCCGCGAACATTCCAGACTTGGACGGTCTTGTGCTTCGCCAGGAGTTTCAGCACGCAGCGCACAAGAGCCATTGCGCCCGAATGCAAAACCTTCCCGAACCGCGTGTCGACGTCGAGGCGATTTCCGTGCTCCGTCTCGTTGGTACTGTCGTTTCCGTGCAGAAAGTCACCGAGGTTAATTAGCAGGGCCGTTTCTGATGGTGGCGCCAGCGAGATCAGGTGATCAAACGCGCTTTCCAGGCGGTGAACCGAAATTTTGGCGTCATACGCGTCACCAGTCTCAGCTGGATCAGCATACATACCATGGTGATGGTCGCCGATCGGATACACCGTCAGCAGATCCGCATTGACGAACGACGGTGCGGGGATCGCCGGCGCCAGGCCCTTGACGTCAGTGCACAGCTCCGCGACAAACTCACGAATCAGCTGCTCGCGGCGCTCATCGTCAGCACTACTCTTCACCCATTGAGCGGCGAGTTTACCCTCCTTGTCGTAGAGAGTAGAAACGCCACGAACCTTGAATCCATCCGGCACGATGCGCGTCATGTCGTTGCCTGGCGAGTAGCCACGGAGGGCTGCCGCTACCCTGAGTCGGCTAATCGACTCGTTCACAGCATTCTTCGCCACGCCCAGCGCCTTGGCGGCCTTGCGCATGCTGCCGTGTTCCTCGATGGCCTGGATGTATTCGATCTGCCGCGCGGTGGCGAACTCGATCAGCTTCGGGTCGATGATGGTTTTGGTCATGGGGTCCTTGGTGTTGCTTGTCCGGGGGCTCGCGGCCATGCGGCGCTCAGGGTTGCGGCATCGTTAGCGTGTCCTTGAGCTGCTTCTCCCATCGCGCTATATCGTCCGACACAGTCCGCAAATACGGCTTGGTAGGCTGCGGCGTACTTACGGGCGGTTTCGGCGGAAGCGCCGGACAGGAGCTGGCCGAGCTTGTCGGTTGTGTTGCGCAGGCCGTCAGCAGCAGTACGAGCAGCATTGGCGTCAGTGCGAAGTGCCTTGGCATTTTCTGCTCCTAGGTTGATTGCGGCGTCGTACTTCTCGCGCCACTCCTTTTCTTGCTTTTCGGCGGCGAGCTTGTCGGCGGCCTTCTGCTCATTCCATCGGCCCTGCACTTCCTGCCGGCCGATGTCGCGCTCGTGCTCGAGGAACTGGTGAACACCGATCACGGCGCCGACGGCGAGCGCGCTGATCACCACGATCTCAGCCACCAGCTTGTACGGCGCTAGGGCGTCGAGGATGCTCATGTCAGCCCTTTCAGGCAAAGTTCGCGCTCACGCTGCCGGCGCTTCGTCAGGCCCGCGACTTCGCGGCCGGCAGCTTTATTCCACAGCAGGAGCGCATCACACGCCCCGGGCATGTCGCCGGCGTTCGCGCGGCGGGCCATGCTGCTCGAGCAGAAGTTCGCCACCCCGATATTGAAAGCCGCATCAACGAAGGCGACCTTCTGCCCGGACGTCAGGCGCTCCATCGGCACGCACTTCGCGATGCCAGCGGCGTGCCGCTCCAGGTCACGATCCAGCTGCGCATCGCACTCGGCGGGCGTGTAGTTATGGCCGACCTGTGCGTTCTCGGTCGCGCCATCGCAGTACGTCAGCACGCCTCCGATGTCCCGGTAGGTCTTGAGCACCCTCCCCTCTTGCGTCGGGGTGAATGCGAGCAAGGCGGCCATCGCGACGGCGCCGACGATCGCGGCAAGTCCGCCGGCGCGCTTCTGGGTCTGATCAGCCATTGGCCGCCCTCCCTGCCTGCGCGGCCTTGTGTGCGCGCTGCATTGCCCGGACCATGTTGAAGACCGCGACCAGGAAGCCGACGACCTTGTAGACGTTCGGCGGCAGGTACGGCGCCAGGCTGGGAAGATAGTCGTTCACGCCCTGCATGATCTCGCCGGCGAACGGGAATGCGGCAAGCAGCGCAGCGTTGAACCAGACGCCGGCCGACTGCAGCCAGGCCTTGAGCCGGGCCATCATGGCTGCGCTCCCAGCTTCGCCAGCGTAGCCGCCGTTTCGCGCTCCTCGCGCCGATCACGGCGATACATGAAGATGGCGTTGATAGTGAAAGTGAGCAGCGCCGTGATAATACCGACGATGACGCCAAGCTCGGTGAGGGTCAGCGATGCGCCGATGGATGCGATGCCTCCGGCGTAGCTGGTGACTTCGGGAGCGGTGATTTTGCTCATTAGAGCCTTTAGGTGGGCGTAAAAAAACCCGCATCGGCGGGCTGGGTGAAGTAGCTGAGGGCCGCATGGAGCGTCCCGGGGTCGAAGCGCCAAGGGTCCGGTACGCCAAGCGCCGCGCCAATGGCTTCAGAGCAGAACCACTTGCGCTTGTCGTCGCAAACTGGCGAGACCACGAAGTGCAAATTCCCCAGCAGGTCGTAGGCATCGCCCAGGTGCGCATCGAACCAGTCGATTGCAGCCGGCGCCAGATGATCAGGCAGGTCAACGAAGTCCCACAGTGCCGGGTCGAAGTCGATGGCCTTGAAGCGCACGCCTCCGTCCATGTAGGACGATGACGCCGCCATGCCGTCAGCGAAGATCAACTCAGCGTGCGAGTACGGGCTGCGAGTCCACCAGCGGACCAATCGGTTATAGACACCCGGAAGGCCGGCGTGCGTCCCTTTGTAGAAGGCGGCGCGCAAGGTCGCGGTCACCATTCGATGGCCGCAACTTCTTCGGGCGTACTGGCTGCCGCCAACTGTGCCTTCAGGTCTTGAGCGTGGCTGAAGTTTGCCGTGCCCTGCGCCGTCATCGAGGCATACATCGCCTTGAATGCATCCACGTCTACCAGTTGGATAAAGGTGTTATCCGTTGCCTTCCATGCCATCGGGAAGCCCTCCGGGAAGCCGCCGGAAAGACCGATGTTGTTGGCGACGCCGTCAATGTCCGAGCGCGACAGGGCGTCACAGGCGATCTGCTTGCCGGCGTGGGGGAATGTCGAGAAGTTCGCGATCGCGCGCCAGGCGTTGATCGCTTCGTTCTTCGCAGCCTTGAGTGCCGCCAAGTCGACCGGGGGCTGGGGCGCAGCCGACACCAACTCGATGCCGTCGCGGGCTTCGTTGGCGCGGTAGTTGACCCAGGCGCCGGCCTGCTCCTCGTCGATGACGATCATGCGCTCCAGGTGGTCGTCGGGCGGTACTTGGAGGTAGCAGCCATCTAGCTTGCCACTGTCGGGTTCATACGTCACGTAGCGAACGACCTGCAGGTCGGAGGCTGCGGCGGCTAGCAACTCGGTATCATTCATATGTGCCTCACGCGCGTTTAGTGATTTTCATTTCGGAGTACACCTCGACGGTGCCAGCAGAGGCCCCTGCATTGATACCCGCCGACCCACTACTTCCACTGGCACCCGCCCAGTGCTCCAACCGGATCGTTTTTGCTGCGGAAATCGTTAGGTAGGCGCGAACGACAGAACGAGTCTGAAAGGCGTTAGTAACATTTGGGGAATACTCAGATGTGCCCGCATCCACCACGGCGCTGTCTGTAACGTTGTAAAGCCTTATTTGATGAGATCCGCACTGGTATCCGGGCGCGGACGCTTCAATCTCATACGTACCGGCAGGCAGAGTGACCATTCCGCTGCCCAGCGAGGCGCTGCTAATGGTGTTCCTCTTCACCGTATTAAGGGTGCGGATAACCCACGACCCAGCAACAAGAGCGCCTCCGTTGGTGCCTAACGGCTGCTCCGTACGCACATACATGACAGGCGGGTCCCAGCTGGAGCCCGCGTCACCTGTGCGCGTGAACTTAATCAGCACCGCTTCGTTTGCACCGAAGGGATTCGCCGAGCTGCCGCCAGTGTTCGTCACGACCAGCTTCCGGTAGCCGGTCGCAGTCGCGCGCGCGGTTAGATCGAACGTGAGAAACTTCGTCGGGTCGCCCTGCTTGACGATCCGGAGCTGCCCCTTTACCTGGCTAGTCGAGGCGTCGAGCTGATCGAGAATGGTGGTGTAGTCGACCGTGTCCGCGCCGAGCAGGTCCGCGAACAGTTGGGTTGCTGCGTTCTGGTTCGCTGCGTTGAAGCGCAGCTTGCCGGGTGTCGGGTCCGCGTCTGCCGTCGCGGAAAGGTCGACCGTGTACGGGATCGCGTAGGCGCCGCCGGCCGCCACCACGTTGAACGCCGCGACTGCTGCATTGAACTGCGCCCCGAAGGTAGGCAGGTTCGCGATCAGCGATGCCCAGAGGGTGTCGAAGGTCTGCTGGTCCTGCGTCCGCGCTGGCATCTGCGCTGGGTCTAGGTAGACGGTAATCTGGTTCGCCATTAAACGGTCCCTTGGATTTGAAGATTCATCGCGGATTGCGTCGGATACTGGATGACGCCCTTGAAGCTGGAGTAGCGACCGAAGGCGCAGGCCGGCCCGTACATCGCCGCGCCAATCCACGCAACAGGCTTTTGCCTGAGCGCGGCCAGCTTGCGCTGAACGGCTGCGATGCGGCTGTTATCGATAATCACGTCGACGTCCAGCATCTTTGCGAAGTTGCGCACCATGACGTTGCTGGTGCCGTCGAAGTTGAAGTTGATGGTTGAGTAGTCCTTCAGCTCGAAGCTCAGGCCGTATTGCGACAGCCCTACGTCGACCAGCGGACCAATCGCGCACACGCCGCACTTCGCGATACCGCCTGGCGCCTTGATGGCGACGGTGACGAGAGCGTTTGCGTACGGCGGCAGGAGAACGGAGACCGCGTAATCGCTCTTGTCGATGGGGTTGAAGCCCCAGCCGTAGAAGCTCGATCCGGAGTTCGGTATCACGAGGCTTTGGACCTCCTGGTGCACGACTCCTTCCAGCAGGTCGACCACCGAGATCCGAATCTCGCTCGCATCTACGTTGCCAAAATAGACGCCCCGGCTGACTGCTTGCGGCGATAGGACGACGATGATCTCTTCGGCGTTCACCGTCTGGGTGACGTTGTACTGGTCGAACATCTGCCGTCGATTGATGGACCTTAGCAGCGGCGTCCATGCCATCGTGTCGGTCAGCGCCTTGCCGAGGTTCGATGCGATCAGCGACTGATACATCAGGTATGTCGCTGGGTCGTAGACCTGCACATCCTTCGCGTAGGTCGTGCCGACGCTATACGCTGTCTCGGTAATCGGTACGTTGGAGTAGACCAGCCCCGCGCCGCTCCCTATGACCTCACCAGCATCGAGCATGGCGTACGGTGCCTTGCCGAGGTTGGCGGGATCGTAGGTGACGCGCAGCGTGTTGGCAGGAGCCGTCTGCTGCACGCCATTGCGGTCGTAGTAGGTCGCCGTGGACGCGCGTGTGCAACTTACGTCACCCAAGGTGACGGGATCGATAATCATCATCGTGGGTTAGCTCGCTGCTTTAGTTTGGAGTGCGTCGGCGCCGTAAATCACCCGCTCAAGCATTCCGTTCAGGCTCTGCTGCTGCTTCACCTGGGCGACGTTTTCGGCGCTGTTGTTTTCACGAAGCTGGGCAACTTCCTGACGCAGGGCCTTGATCTCGGCCACAAGCACATCGTTGTTGCTCGATGGGCTGGATAGCCGTGACATCAGCATCCGATTGTCCGCGGCCGGGATGATTCGCTCGCCCTTGTGCACGAGCGCCGGCATGTCCTCGGGGATGAAGTTCGTGCCGACAGCGAACGGGTGCAATTTCTTGTACTCGTCGGTGGCCTTCGCGTCCTTCAGCCAGTCGGCCCGCTCGGCATCGTCCATTTGCGGACCGTAGGCATTCATCCAGAACCGCAAGCCCTCGGCGTCTGGCGCTCGACCCAACACGCTTTGATACATGCGGTTGAGCTCTGCCTCGGTCGATCCCTTGATCCCATCGACGATTTGCGACACCGGCGCACCGCTGGCGGCTGCGTTCTGCCACCATTGGAGGCCCTCGGCATCCGGAGCGCGCCCCAGGTACTGCTGGTAGGCGCCATTGATCGCGGAGGTCGATGCGACGATTGGATTCTGGTTCGCCGACAGGATGGCCTTGGTCAGCCCATCCATCGCCTGCACCAGGGTCAGTCCGTTGGTATCGACGCCCTTGAGCACATCGATCTGCTGCTGCGCCGCCGCCAACATTTTGTTGAGCGAATCGAGCTGCTTCTGATCCACCGACAACGTGCTGTCTGCCATATCGCCCAGCGATGCGATGTCGTTCCTGGTCGAGTAGAAGTCTTTCAGGTAGTCCTGCTGCGTCGAGAACATACTTGAAGCGTCATGCGACAGGATGCTGAACGACTTCTGCATCGAATCGGCTGACGGCAGCGGACCACCTGCCTGCGCGATTGCCAAGGCCGCCTTGACCTGTGCCTGTGCCGCTGCACGGTCAGCCGCCTCCGTACCCTGCGCCTTCATGCTGGAGAGCGTCGACTTGACCGCGTCCGACAGCGCTTTTTCTGCAGTGATGCGTGCGGTGAGTGCGTCGGTGGTCACCTTAGTCACGCGCTGCAGCACAGAGAATGCGTTGTCGACCCCGCCGAGCAGGGTTGATGCCGCATCTTTTTCAGCCTGGAGCGCCGAAACCCGGTCATACAGCGCCAGGTTGCTTGCGTCGATGGACGCCCGCTCCTTGTCGTGCAGCTGGATCGACGTCATGGTCAACTGGTCCAGCTTGTCCTGCAGCCCCTTCCGCTCGTCGGCAATCTCCTGCTCCGTCTTGGTCAGATCGACCGTAGCCGCATGGGTAGCAGCGAATGCGCTTTCCAGGCCCATCAGCGCGGCGTATTCCTTTTGCCCCGCATCCGTGGTCAGGTCGAGCCCCAGCACTACCTTCTTGAATGCTTCGCGCGTGGTGATGCCAGACAGTCCCAGCGCCGCCAGCTGGTCGTCGACAAACTTCGCCACTGGCGCCAGTTGCTCGGCTTGTGTCAGGAAGTCCTTCGCGAACGAGGCGGTATCGGATTGGAACTTGTCGATACCACCAGCCAGCGCGATCAGGTTCTCGCGCGCGCCGACGCTGGCAAATCCCACGGCGCCAAAGCTCATGCCAATGCTGCTCAGGCTTGCATCGAGCTTGGCGTAATCCGTGGCAATGCGAGTAACTGTTTCCGCATAACCCTCGCCAACCTTCTGAAACTTATCCAGGCCCGGCAAGGCCGCCTGCGCCATCTTGTCCATCGTGGACGAGATGACAGCATTTATCGCCTGCGTCAACGCGTCGCCACTCAGGCCTTTGAGCGACAGCTTCGTCGTGTCGATGGTGAGGTTGTCGAGCGCATTTGTTACCTGATCGCCGCAGACACCCAGGCTGGTGGCCGCGGTCTTGAGTGCGTCCTCGACGTCACTGAAAACCAGCCCAAACTGCGCCGTCAGATCGCTGCTAAGCCCTTGCGTCTGAACCGAGTTGCTCGTGCTTTTGGATAGGCCGAACCAGCTGGATTTCGTCGTATCGACGGAGGCGTACTGCTGATACCCGCTCCCTGCTTCCAAGTCACGGATCTTGCCTCCGAATTGCAGGCCCGAGTCAACGATGGTCTGTGTGGTTTTCCCCCAAAGGTTGTTGATGAACGAAGCAAGTTTGCCGCCGAGAATGGGGCCGGCGACGCCTTGCGTAACCTGCGTCATAACTGCCGAAATGGCGTCAGTAGGCTTGCCGATGTTGAGCTGGCCCTGTGCGATACCAAAATTGGAGCCATCCGTCAGGCCGGGCGCGCGAAACACAATGTTCGCCAGCCCGGTCATCGCAGTCTCGATGCTCTTCAGTGATGCGAGCATTCCCTTCGTGTAGACCAACTGCGCACTCGAATTTTCCGTCGCAAGCTCGATCGAGTGAGCGATCGAGTCGGACTTCGCATTGGAATCGCCAAACACGGTTCCTGTACCCTGGGCCTTCTGCACGTCAGCCGCAGACTGCCCGCCATGACCGCTCACGCCGCCGCTGATTGCAACGCCCAGGCCGGCCACAACTGCCGCCATCGCGGCCATGCGCGCAAAAGCCGAGTATGGATCGCCTTCACCCTGCGTCAGCACGGCATTGACGCCTTTCACGAGGCTCAGCGCCACTTCGGCTGCGTACAGGACCTGAGACGCCGCATGCATTGCCGCGTATCCCTTGGAGCCTTGCTCGAAGAAGCCTTGCGCGGCGTCGGCCATATCGCCATAGGATTTCAACTGCGCCTGAGATCCGTTCAACTGCGCGCGGTTGATGGCCTCGACCTTTTCGGGGTCATCATCGGAAAGTCTCTTCGCTGCCGCAAGCTCCTTCTGCGCCTTGAGTTGGCCGGACACGCCCTCCGCATAGGCCTTGAACATCTGGCCGATGGCCTTGCCGCCAGTGCCAAACGCATTGCTCAGGCTATCGGCGATGCTCGCGCCAGCGCGCTGCCAGTCCTGAATCGCTTGGTCGGCCGCCTTCTTGCTGAATAAGTCCGACTCCTGGGTAGCTGCCGCGGTAGCAACACGCGCGCGCGCCGCACGCATGTCCTCCAGGTACTTGAGAATTGCTTTTCCCTGCTCGATTTCTTTTTCGGTGGCATTGCCTCGTGCCTGCTCAGCGATGAACTGCTGTTGCGATGCGATTGCCAGATCAAGGCGCGCGACCGTTTCCCGCTCGATTGCGCTGCGCGACTTTTCGTGCGCTCCGTTCGATTGCTCCAGCTTTTCAGCTTCGCCGCGGAGGCCAGAGAGATACTTATTCATCGCATCCTGGCTTGCCTCTTCAACAGCCTTCTGGCGCAGGCGTTCACCCTCGTCGGCGACGATGATGTCCTGGTCGTACTTTTGGCGCGATGATTCTTGCTTGTAGAGGATGTCGTCGATGGCCTTTTTGTTGCGCTCGCGCTCCTCGTCGGTCGAGTTGTGATGCGCGCGCAGTGCGGCCAGCTCATCGGCATACATTTTCTGCTCGCTCAGGAAGGTCGTTGTCATTCCCTCTTTGCGATTCAGGAAATACTGATCGTCGCCCAGTTCGCCGGCCTTGTGCCGCATGTCGTCCAGCTTCATCGAGAAATCCACATAGGACTTGTCGATAGCTGATTCTTCCTGAATGCGGGCGAGCTTATTTTGCAGGCGCTGGCTGTCAGCCTGGTCGATCTTGGGCTTCGATTCGCGCCCCTCCGTGTCACGGAAGTGCGGCGTGCCCTGGTACACCTCTTTGGCGAGTTTGGCCTGCGCTGCCTGCTGGACTTCAATGCTCTTGCCGGCATTGGCAATCAGCAGCGCAGTCGCGCGGGCAGCGTAGTCCTGGTCGACCTTCAGGCGCTCGTCGGCATCCTTCTTTTGCTTGGCGAGCCGAGTTGCCTCACGCTCATCGGCCGCACGCTGGAAGCGGTCAAAATTACCGCTCAACTCAGCTTGATGCTTAACATAATCGGCATTCTCTTCAGCGAGCGCGGCTCGGCGCACTGATTCAATGCGCTGCACCTTGGCAAACGCATCTTTTTCAGCCATCCCGTTGCCGCTATCGCTGACGGCTTTCGATTGCGCGTCTGCGTCTGCATTGATCGCCTTGCGTGCATCCAGATGGCGGGCCCAGGCGTCGAACTTCTGGAATGTGGTGAATGCGTTGCTGACCTCGTTTGCGAGCGTGACAAACATCCGCGTGAGATCGTGGCCCCACTCAGCGAGCTGCCCATTTTTGGCGAGCTGGCTCACCTCTCCGTTCGCATCCTTGAGATTGTCGGTCAGGGCCATCACACCGATGGTCAGCACCTCATTGAAGGTCTCGCCGAACGTGGTTTTCAGATCACTGACATAGCGGCTCATCGACAGGATTTGCTTACTTGCCGTGCCCATCGCCGCCTCGTAAGTACCGGCGATGTCGGAGCCGCGTTCCATGACGGCATTCAGCCGAGCTTGCACGCGCTCGTTTTCAGTCAACTCCCGGGTAGATTTGCCGAGCTCTTGCGCCATCTGCTGGTAGGCCGATTGCAGATTGACGTTGATGCCGATATTCCGGAGGATCAGGACGTTCCCGCGCGAGATGCCATTGACCAGGCGCTCGAATGCCTCGGACGAATTGATGTTGCCGATAACGGCGGCATCTTGGGCAATGCGCGCCAGCTTGGATGCGTTCGTGAGATCAACGTGGGCCTGCACCAGCTTGATGGCGGAGTTGCGCGACTCGACCATCGTGATGCCCTGTGCGGCGATTGCTTCCGATGCCACGTCCATCTGAACTTTCGTGTAGCCGGCCGTTTTGCCGACGACACCCAGGACGACGCCGAGAGTCTCGTACCGCGCGGCCTGCATAGCGGAGTCCTTGACAACATCAGCGATCTTCAGGGCAGCATACCCAGCGGCCAACAGCTTGAGCGCGTCGGCGAGGACGTTCGTAGACTTGGCGGCATCGGCTTTTGCCTGCGCGGCGGCGCGCATCGCATCCTCGTGCGCCTTGACGGCAGCGATGGCTTCGCGCGTCTGTGCCGTTACACCAAGCTGCGCGGCCTGATAAGCCATAAGCTGGGATCTGCTCATGCCGATGGTCGCGGCCTGCTCCCTGAAGCGCTCGATCAGCTGCGTTTGGCCGATGGTCAACGCGGACGTGGAATTGCCCAGCACGGCATTGGCCTGCGCCGCGGCTTTCGCCTGGTCGGCCTGCGCCTGCATGATCTTGGCCGTGTCGCTCATCTGGCCGTTGCTGACGCGGATCTTCTGCTCAACGCGCGCGCTTGCCTCGCCCAGGGCGTCGAGCGCCTTGGTGCCCTCGACCACAGGACGGCTGTCCATTTCGATGCCGATACTCGCGAAATCCGTCATGGGCCGCCCAATAAAAAATGCCCGCATCAGCGGGCGGTGCTTCACTAAGCCGAGCGATCAATCTGCCGGCGCTGCTTCCTTGGCTTCGGTGTGATGCGTAACGAAGATGCTATCGATGCGCCTGATGACCTCGAGCTCGTAGGGATTGAGCCGGATCCCCTCCAGCTTTTGCCAGTCCACGATTTCACTCGACAGGCGACTGACGCCGAACCCGGCGTTCTGCCGCATTGAGCTCATGACCTGGAACCACTCCCATATGTGGCTAAGTTCGTGCGGGAATGGCTGCGGGGCCAACTGCTCAGGTGTTTGCCCGCTGGTGCGCTCTATGACTTCCAAGTGCTCGCGCAGGGTGCAGCCATCACCCTGCAACTCGGAAAGCTCTAGCTGTTGTCTTGCGTAGCTGCAGAGCTGGTCAGCGAGGCCGGCAAAAAATTATTGTCCTCGGCCATCGCGTACAGGATTTTCTCGACCCAGGTCGGCTTCTGCTTCAGGATGACCGGCACGAGCGCGGCGTCGAAGGGGCGCGCAACCTGCTTACCATCCGCATCCTTCTTGGTCCAGCCGAACCAATCGACCACGACAGCAGTCGCGCGGGCCGTATTTTGGCCGTCGACGATGTCGATGACCTTGGCGGCGCCGTCGTCGGTCTTCACGTCGATCGCCTTGTTGCGCTTGGCGGCGGCTTTCTGGTTCTCGATACGGACTGCACGCTCGGCCGCGCGCGCTTGCTCGCTGTTGCGGCTGACGATGCGGAAGCCCGACACGGCGTTGCCGTCATCGTCGAAGATCACGCCGACATCGAAGGTGATCGGCTTTTCGGCGTCGCCCAGGATGGCGTCCAGATCGTAGCTTGCTGCGGTAGTGGTTTGGGTCATGGTAGTGCCTTTCTTCGCGGGATAAAAAGTGCCGGTGCCCGCCGCCGCTTCCCCGCGAAGGAAAGACAGCGGCCGGTCCGTGCTCGGTGTTGGCTTGCGCCGTAAGGGTGTGTGGTCAGCCGATTAGGCGGCGCTATCCTGGATCGAGATGATGGTTTGGTCGGATGCTTGCGCCGGCCCGCCAGCGGCATTCAGTTGCGCCGTGAAGGGGTAAGTGCGCATGATTGCCTTCTCGCCATCGTCAGGCGCGTCGTCCGTCAGCTTGATGGCCGACAGGTTGATAGCGACGAAGCCGGAGCTGTTGGTCGTATCGGCAGCCATCACGGCGACCAGCGAGGTGACGGTCTCGTTGTCGTACAGCGAGGCGATGGTCGTGCTGTCGAACAGCGCCGAGAACGTGCCGGTCACTTCGATGCGGCCACGCGACATGTCCGGATTGAAGTTCGAGCCAACGACGGGTCCGATAGCATTCAGGTTGCCCTTGATGGTCATCGAGATGCTGGTGACGCCCGCCTGCGGAGCGCCGTTGACCAGCACAGCGCCGCGAACCGCTGTCAGAACCGGTGTAGCGGTTGCCGCCGTCGGCGAGGTCAGAACCTGCGTCGTGCCGCGGGTGCGCACGCCCAGGCCCTGCGATGCCAGCTTGATGGTCGCGTTGCCGCTGGCCGGCAGGCCAATATCGCATTGGCCGATACGCAGGTCCGGGAACAGCTCGCTCTTGCTGATGTCGCCATACCACTCTTCGACCGTGAACAGGGTATCGGTGTGGCCAGTCAGCGGCGCCATGGTCTTTTTCCCGATGACGGTCATCGTCGCGGTGGCGATTGGACCCTCAGCCACCAGTGCCGAGCTGTTGACGGTCAGGACGGTAGCAACGGTCGCCGTCAGCGACGTGATCAGCAGGTTGTTGTTGAGGTTGGCCGCGTTGAAAGCGCCGGCGGTAAGAGCGACCACATCACCCTGCTTCACGCCATCGGTCAGGTACGAACCGGTTCCGCGCGTGACGGTGTAGAGCGGGCCGGCGCCGGCAACGGTCAGCGATGCGGTCGTAGTGGTGGTGCCCGCGGTGAAGACCTTGCGCAGCAGACCGGCGAGCGGCGCGGCGTAGGTGCCGGGCGACAGCAGGCCATCGAAGTCCCACGAGGTCGACGCGGTGCCGAGGTTGACCCCGGTGGACTGCTGATGCTGCACGATCTCGTCGTTGGTGTAGGTGGCGCGCGACTTCTTGCCGATCGAGGTCTTGCGGCGCAGGACCTGCCCGCCTGCACCGGTTGCAGGGGAGCCGAGGCCGGTTTGGGCCTTCAGTACGGTAATTTTTTGGATGCCTTGTGCGACGGTCATTGAATGAGCCTTTCAAAATGAAAAAGGCCCGCCGCAGCGAGCCTGAAAATACCGCCGGAGCGGATCAAATAGAATTAGGTGAAAACGTCGGCGTGAAACGGAGCACGCACGACAACCTTCCAGCGGTCGCCCTCGACCGTGCCGTTCGGAATGGCTGGCGTCTTGTCGATCTGCACCGTCACGCCGCTATCGGTGAAACTGGCGCCGCGCTTGAAGACATCCCGGAGCAACGCGGCTTGCTCGGCCGCGTCCGCGGTGCCGGTGCCAGTCGGGTATTGCAGATTCACCTGCAGCACGCCGATCTCCTGGTAGAAGCCGTCGCCCATCGTCGGATTGGCTGGCGTGGCGAACATGACGAACACTTCCTGATACGGCACGCCTGCGACGGGCGAATACTCCTCGTTGCCATGCACCGTGTCGAGCGCGGGAGCGATCGCGGTCAGTGCGTTCTCGAACGCGTTCTGAATAGCCTGTTGGCTCATAGTGGGTATGCCTCGAATCCTGCCTTCATGTCGCCGCCGCCCGCCTTGACGCCGTTGACGGCGTTTTCGACGATGTTGTTCCATTCGACTACGGTCAGCGCGACTAGGCCGACTGGCGCCTGGCGGGACCAGCCTTCTTCGATGCGCTTGGCGTAGGGCAGCGGGTTATAGAGGTAATAAACCTTGCCCGCTCTCGCTGCTCCGATGACGCCTGCGTGCGCGGCCAGCGTTGCCGACCCATCCTTGTCGATTCTCCCGCTGTCGCCCGCAGTTGTTCTGTCGAATCCGGATCCATCAGAGGTTGGCGCATACTCAGCGACACTCCATGCCCCCCTGAATCTCCCACCCGCATAGCCCTTTGGAGCTGGCCGCTGCCAGTAGCTTGCATCGCCAACCGGAGAGCGCTGCACCAGCCGCCCATCGAGCGTCACCAGCGCGTAGCGCACCACCTTGTCGGCATCGCCCTTGGTCTTTTCGATCCAAGCGTTGATTTGCGCGGAGAAGGTCGCCATCAGAGTCCGGCGATCAGGTTGTACAACACGACCACTCCACCCGGCGACAGTGGATCGACGTTGCGCACGGTGTAGAGCTTCGTTCCGACCTGCGCCAGGTCGCCGTGCTTTGGTTCGACCAGCGCCGCGCCGGACTCGGACAGCGCCGAGATAATCAGCTTTCGGTCTCCGGCCGCAACCAGCGTTCCGGCCTGTGTCGTCGTGCCGACAGCGTGCGCCGATACTGCCGTATCCAGTCCCCAGGCATTGGCCTCGGTCGTGATGATCGGTACCGAGCCGTTCGCATACGTGCCCTTGGTCTTGCTGGTCAGGCGGATCAATTGCCCATCGGCGCGGAATGCTGCGTCGGCGTCGCGGGCGTCTTGTGCGTAGGTCATTCGAGCTCCAGCGTGTCGATACCGTTGCCGCAGTAGACATCGAACGCACATGCCACCTCGACGGCGCGCCGTGCATCGCATCCTAGGTGCATCGCAGCCATCGCATAGTCGCGACCCGAACCGCGCGCGAAGAATGGCGACTCGACGCGCTCAGGGAATGGATTGTTAGACGCGTACATGAAGACCTTGCTGTCGGCAGAGATCATCAGCGTACCCGCGCCATCTTCGTCATCACGGCGCGGATAAGTGTCAGGATTGCGAGAGCCATAGAACCAATTCAGCAGCTCGGCGGCGTGTGCACCCCCGCCTGAGAATGCTACAAGGCCGTCCGGCAAGCGATGGATTTTCGTCACAGTGGAAGCCATGCCGCCGCCCGTGGCGCGCTTATCGGCCGCAAGAGTGCGGCCATCCCACGCAATGCACGTCATGCTCGCTCCAGTCGAATACCCATGCCGCCCGATGCAAGCAACGGCTTCAGCAACATATCGATTGCCCGATAGCGCACATATTCCGGCGCGCCTGATGCGTACACCGTCTTGATCGGCCCGATCGTCTTCTCGGCCACGGTACGCTGCAGGTCTGGAGCCAGCTCCCCGGCGGCGGCGCGCAGGGCCATTTCCGCCGTCGCCTGGATGACCTGCTGCGGAATGGTGTTGAATGGCACGTAGTAAGGCATGCGCCCGAAGCCGACGTCATCGAGCTGCACCTCAAGCCGAGGCCAGTCGAGCGCTTGGTTCAGGCTTGCGCGCGCTCCCTTCCATTTGGTGCGGTACATCTGCAGCAAGTAGTCGGTTGCGCGACGCGCCGCCTGCTCCTTTTCCGTCACCGTAAGCGCAGCCCATTGAGCATTGCCGCGCGCCGCATGGTAGGCATCAATCTGCGCAACCGACGCGTAGCTCTCAGAATCAGCGCGAGCGCTTCCATCTTCCACGATCAGGCTCATTCGTTACTCTCGGGTGTTTGGCGCCCAGGATCGGCCAGCGGGCGCAATTGGCCTTGCCCAGCAAGCGGGAACCGGCGCGGCGGCGGCTCGTTTTGGCTAGTCTGCATGCGGTCTGCAACCGCTTCCGGCTGCGATGCGAGGGTGTGCGCCGCGAGAAGTTTGGCTGCGTCGATCATGCGGCTCTCCGGATGGTTATTGCGCTGGGTTTTGGTCCAGCAGGGCTTGCAGATCGGCTTTCTTGGCGTCGGCGTCGAAGGCGATGCCGCGCGCGGTCAGGGCTTCGCGCAGGGCCGCGATGCCGAGCGGCTTGGCGTCGGATTGTTCGGCGAGCTTGGCGGCCCATTCGGTCAGGCGGGTGCGCTCGGCCTCCTGCTCAGCAGCTTGCGAGTTCAGACTCTCGTGACGGGCGTCGAGGTCGGCGCGCATAGCCATCAGTTCGTCGTGGCGGCGCTCCAGCTCGGCGCGGGCCTCGTCCAAGTCCTTGGTGGTCAGCGTGCGGGGTTGCTCGGTCGGCACGTGGTCCAGGTCAGCGGGGTCGATCGCTTCGTGGTGGTCCAGATTGAAGTCGGCGCGGGCGATGACGACGAATGGGCCTTGCGATGCCTCGTCCGTCGATTTGATGCGGATGGTGTCCATATTACCTTTCGGTGCGACCCGGCTGCCGAAGCGCGCCGGGTCGGGTTACGGGATTAGCCCAGCAGCACGCCGCCCAGGTGCGGATTCGGTGCGGCCACGCCCCACGCGAGGTTGACCTCGTAGCGCACTTGGCGCTTCTGCTTGTACACAGCGAACTCGTAGGTGATGCCCGACACCGGATCGGTCACCAGCATCACGTCGTCGGCGTCGTCGCCACCGTCCGGCATGGCGGGAGCGCGGGTCGCCAGTTGAATCGCGGCACGGTGGAAGAACATGTTGCGGGTGCCGGCGGCAACCACGGTGATGCCGGTGGCGGCGGCGGGCAGCTGCTGCATCAGGCCGGGGGCTGCCAGTTTGATCGAGCCGCCGTCAGCCGAGCTAGCATCGCCCGACTCCAGCATGTACATGTTCGGGTCGCCAGCGAACTTGATGACGTCGCCAGCGAGGAACGAGCCAGTGCCGGCTGCGGCCAGGCCGATCACTTGCGCTCCGATTGCATAGCCGGCGTTGTTGGTGGTTGCGCCTGCGGCGGTGCCAACCGCGACGTTCTGCTTGACCTGGCCCGACGAATGGATGTCCCAGCCTTCGATCTGCGTGATGCGACCGGTGCGCAGCAGTTCGTCCGAGCCCGCTTCGTTGGTCTTGAACAGGCTGGACTGCTTGCCGCGGATGTTGGCGATCGCACCGGTACCCAGGACCATGTGCAGGTCCGACTCCGGGGCGCCGTTGTCGTCCAAGACCTTGCGGGTCTGCGCGAAATCCGACAGGTCGTCCTTGGTGCCGAACGGGATGGTGCCGGGGGTGCCGTAGGCGCGCGACATCTTGCTGTGCAGTGCGGCCAGGTCGGCCTCAACTTCGTTGGACAGGGTGCGCAGGGCCTGGGTGATGCGCTGCTCGTTGACGTTGCCCAGGGTGCCGGCATTCTGCAGGCCCTTGGTTTCTTCGCCCGTGATGCCGAACGGAACCGAGCGCGCCTTCGAGATCGTCATCTGGACATTGCCAACCGTCTGGTTCGGGGTGTCGGCGGCGTACGGCGCCGGGGTCAGGTCTTCAGCGGCCATTGCGCCGACGACCGGCGACATGACGACTTGATTCAGTGCTGCACGCTCAGCGGACGAGTCGCGCGAGACGGCGCGGATGAAGCCGACGCGCTCGCGGGCGATGACGTTCATCGAATTGTAGATGGTCGGGATGAGGCTGGTGAGAGTCAGGGTGCCCATGCTTTAAAGCCTTTCAGAAATAAAAAAGGCCCGCGTTCAGCGAGCCGGTCAGGATGATTTGAGTTTTCAGAACGTACAGGCTATCCAGCCCAAAGCACCCTGCCGACATCCATCAGCAAGGCATCAAAATAGCCCGTCGTAACGGGCCGGTGATTTGTTGATCGCGCGCTTAGTCGGTGACGACGGCACCGCCCTTGATTGCTTCGGCCTGGGCTTGCGGGGCCATTGCGAAGAACTGCGATCGCGGGATCTCTTTGCCGCCGCGACCGCCGCCACCGCCGCCCGATGCGCCGCCGCCCGATGCGCCCGAGCCCTTGAGGATGGAATCCTTGTGCGGGTACTGGTTCACCATGACCTGCAGTGCTTCTTCGAAGTCCGCATGGTTACCGTGGTTGGTCGCGGAGAAGATCGGGTTTCCAGCCTGGTCGAGCGGGACGAGTTTCCCGGATTCGACTTTGAAGCGGTCGCCGAAGAACTTCTGCGCCATGTCGGCCGGGATCGCGAGCTTGTCGGCGATGAATTTCGAGCTGGCGAACGAGCCGCCGATGATGTGGTTGTTCAGGTCGCCGGTCAGCTTGGCGTTTTGCTCGGTCAGCGCCTTTTCCTTCTCCTGCGCGGCGCGGGTCGCGGCAGCGACGGCTTCCTGCGCGGATTTGGCGGCAGCATCCTTGATCTCCTGGACCTTGCCGGCGGTGATGAGGTCACCGTCTTTGATGTTCTTCGCCAGCTCCAGCGCCTTGCGGGCGGCCTCGCCATCCTCGATGCCATCGAAGCCTTTCAGCTTGGCCTCTGCGGCCTCCTTGGCCTCGCGATGATTTTTACTCTCGCTGTTGAGTCGGGAAATGGTAGCGATCGTGTTGTCTGCGTCGAACGGCGCTTCACGGCCATCAGCGTAGACGAAGATCGGTTGTTTCTTTTCGGCGTCGATCACGATTGCGCCGTTGGCATCAGTTTTAAAAGGCATGGTTCATCTTCCCGGCCATCCGGCCATATGCTGAGCATTCCTGCTCGTTGCGCCCTAGTCCATCCGGCATTCGGGCAAAGAAAAAGGCCACCGGGTTGCCCTGGTGGCCTTCGTTGAAACTGCATTCTTAGTTACATGCAAGCGCTGTCGCGGGCGGATAAAGCCCTGCTATTTTGATCCTTTCGACCCCGCGCCTACATGTTCGGTCAATCCCTTCACCACAAAATGCGCCGGTACCTCACCCTGCGCGACCAGCTCGACATCGGTCACAGCCTGCCCATCAGGAAGCTTGACCTGCGCCCCACCCATGCCGAGCGCCTTGATGCGCGCCAGTTTGGCCGCGAGGTCATCGACCGTCAGGGGCGGGCCAGTCAGCAGGGATTTCGGGTCGAAGGTCATCCGCCGAGTGTACCCTACTGCGTGCACTTGGCCTGCAGATCGGTCAACCGGCGGGGCTGGCTACCTCCGCGAACTCCTCGTCCGCATCTTCCGCCACCACGTCGATTTCAGCCATCGCGGTCAGGCGAACCATCAGCAGCCCGCCCGGCTCCAGCGGCTCGAACTCGATCCGGGTGATGCCGGACAACTGCTCGTCGCCTGCGTAGATTTGGGTATTGGCTGCAGTGCCGTCGCTGACGATGCGCAGCCTTTTCTTGTCGCTCATGTCGTTCCTTTTGATCTTAGTTTGCGTACTTAGCCTTGATGTCCGCGAGCTTCAGCGGTCGCCCATCCATACTCACCAGGTCGCGCGGCGTAAGTTTCCCGGCCCTAAAGAGCTCCGCGCGCCCCTTGCCGAGCACTTCGTTCTGGTAGTCCTCGCCCTTCATCTTTAGGTACTCGGCAAAGGTCGTCTTGGCGGAAATCGACCCCGAGGACGACGCGCGCATGCCGGGATCCGGCTCGTCCATGTCGATGCCCATCTCGCGCAGGGTCTTCATCAGCGCGATTTCGCTAGATCGGCAGCTGAAGTGCCGCGGCACTCCGCCGTTGTACGGCAGGTCGTTGCCGTTAATCGGCTCGTAGTCGTGATCCCACTGGGCGCCACTGTACGCGATGCAGGCCAGGCTTGTATGGCCATCCAACGTCGATACCTGCATGATGCCGTTCGTGATGTCGCGGTTTAGCTCCATCGTCTTGCGCCGCGCCGCTGCTGCGACGGTCGCTACACTGGTCTGCACGACCGCCGCAGCATTCTTCCGTGCCAGCGGCATGATGCCTGGCGGCCCAACCCCGTCTGCCGGCGCCTTCGCAGTCACCTCCTGCCCGACGATGCGCTTGATGATCTGCGCATTCGTTTCGCCCTGCGCTGCGCCGATGCGGATTTCGTTCGCAAGCTTGAACTGCGTGTCTTGCGCCTGCCTGAGCCACCAGTTCTTTGCCGGTGAGCCTTGAATCAGAGCGTCGCTTGCCAGCGTCTTGAGGTAGTTCTCCGTCGGTAGCGCGACGCCCAGGCGGATTTCGATGGACGTTGCGACTGCCTCAGCACTCGCGGCGGCACGCGTTTCCGTGATCGCTGCGCGCAACTCAGCACTGGCCGGCAACTCAGCACCTGGCGTCATATCGACCACCTTGGCAAGCGCCGACTGCACGCCCAATGCCTCGACTTCCGCGACAGACGCCAGGTCCAGCTCCATCTGCGCCTTGCCGTAGTAGCTGGCAATTAGTTCGTTCGACTCGCGCAGCAGTGCGTTTTTGCCTGCCTTGCCGAGCATCGACAATTCAGGTGCGTTCGCCAGCAGGCTCACGATGTCGCGCTGCATCAGCACCATGACCGCCATCACGCGCGCCCTCGCCTCGGCTTCAGCGCGGAGCATGTCGACGTTCTGGGCCAGCAGCAGCTCCATCAGGAACTGCTCGAGCGCGCTCATGCTGCGGCCGGCATCGGCACGCTGAACTCAGGCGGCTCCTGCTCGATACGCGACTGGACATCAGCCCAAACTTTGTCAGGCGAGACAATGCCATACCGCTTCATTTCATCGAAGGCGTCTTCCTTCGACAGCATGCGCGCGTTCACCAGCTGCACCAGCGCAGTCACAAACGGGCCAGCCGTCTGCAGGATCGCATCGGACGAGAAATCATCGAAGATGTCGATGCTGCCGGCGTAATTCAACTTCATCCAGTCGTGCATGATGAACAGCGACTGATCGAGCGCATCCTCCAGTCCCTCGACCATCATCGAGAGCTGGCATTTCTGCTCGCTGTCCTCGATGGCGTTTTGCGTCGCGGTCGTGGAGACCTGCGTTTCCGCCAGCAGTTCGGCGCCCATCGCACGCATCTGGTTTTCGAGGTCTTGAAGGGATAGCCGGCCGGCTTCGATCGCCGCGCCGGTGTGCTCGACGTACTTGGCATCGGCACCGGTCGGCAGCATCATGGCCGACTTCGCGCCGATCGACACCTCATCACCATCGTTGACGCCGGTAATCGCCAGGATCGGCACGCGAGCGGTGTGCAGGATCGAAAATTGGTCGCTGGAACTCTGCCAATGTGCAACATTCAGGTCAGCCAGGTCCGTCAGCGGCGGAACCGCGGTCATGAAGCCAGCACGCTTCGTGTAGAACGTCACCAGGGGTACGTACTGGAGCGACATCGCGCCCTCGTCATGCAGGATCCATTCCTTCTTGTCGTTCTGACGGTAGGTCGCCCAGTGGCCCGG